GCTATAGCTCAGTTGGTAGAGCGCATCCTTGGTAAGGATGAGGTCAGCAGTTCAAATCTGCTTAGCAGCTCCAGCGCTGATGCCCACAGTGCAAGATACGCATTGTGGGCATCATTAGTGTAGGGGCATAGCTCAGTTGGTAGAGCAGCGGTCTCCAAAACCGCGTGCCGAGGGTTCGAATCCTTCTACCCCTGCCATTGTACAGACATCCGAACCGCTGATAACGATAGTTGTTAGCTGTTCGGTGTTTGTTTTTTCAGTAAAAATGCCGGAGGCGTAATGCCTCCGGCTTTTCTTATTTTTCCACCTTTAGTCATACCGGCAAGGACAATAGGCTGTACCGCTAAAGCGGTACAAAAATAAAGAGCAAAGTTTGTGCAGTTTTCCTATTGAAAGCGTACCGCTAAAGCGGTACAATATAATCACCGAAAGGCAAACAAGCCACACAAAAAGGAGAACAGGATCATGGACGAAATCAGAAATGCGATCTACCAGACAACGGGCGTTTTCGTTGACGGCGCAGCCGTTGCGGATGAAATCAGAAAGGCCATCAGCGGTAGCGGCGCGGAGCCTGGCCGCCAGTGGATCACCGGGCAAGACGACGCGACGGCGCGCTGGGAATATTTCGTTGACTATTCCCGCGATGATGAGCTGGACGAAAACGGCGATCTGATCCAGTCCGATGAAACGATCCGGCTACTTGAAATCTCCATTTTGCCGCGCAGCGCATCCACCAGCTTTGCAAAAGCCGGTCTGCCGCTGAACAAGGAGTTCAACGTCTCCCTCGACGTTGAGATTTAAAAGGGGTGCGCCGCATGGAAAAATCCGAAATAAAGGCTGCCCGTGAGCGTGCGGGCTACTCCATCCGCGTCTTTTCAGATCTTGCTGGGTGCTCCCCCTCAACGCTTCAAGATATTGAAAGCGGCAGGAAAGTGCCCCGCGTCGACACCCTCCGCAGGATTGCGGACGCTCTGGGCTGCACAATGGACAGCTTGTGGCCCTCTGCAAAGAGTAAAAAATAAGAAAAGCGCTCAAGCCATACGGTTTGAGCGCTTTTCTTATTTTTCCACAATCTCTACTTTGACATCTATCCAGCCCAAATGTGCGTGTTTGATAGCGACAGGGAATACTCCGTCCTTTGGGCGGTAGACTTGTGCGCCGGACGGGGAAACATGAACGACACTCAAATCCTCCGTCTTATATATCATCGCCTCGCCGCTTTGCCCCACAGCCCGCGTTGTAGCCCGTATGAGGGTACGCAGGTTGTTAGATGATGTGATATACGCCCCAGCATCATAAGGCCCCGGACGAATTGCGCAGTAGGTCATTTGGAGATCACCTCCTCCACCTTATCGGCTAAACCGTCATACCGCTGGCCGATGCGAAAAGCGGATGCAGCGCGGTCATCATCTTTTGTGGAATCGCTCTCCTTATACCAGCTGTTTGCCCGGCATTTCAGCGCCCTGCAAACAGCCCGCCAGTCATCAAGCGGCATGGTAATCGTGATCTCTTTCATGTTCAATCCTCCATAAATTTTGCGCTCTTGTTGACATTAGATGCTTACAGCTTTTCAGCAAGAGGGGAACCCTTGAATATATCTACGAGGACATCCCATTCCCGCTGATATGACATGATGGGTTCTCCTGCGTATTTGCCAACTTCTGGAATAAACCCGAACTCAGGGCGATTGGGGGCGCATGTCAGGAAGTCTCTTTTCGGCGGGCTGCATCTGATTCAGCTGATGGAGAAAGTTACGCATCTTCTTTTCATAGGTCTTACGTTTCATTGGTTGTTACCTCTCTTTCAAAATTCAAATGGGATAAGGCCGCTTTGAACTGTGCGGCCTTTCAGGGTATCAGTGATTGCGCGTGCTAAAGTCAATAGAAACTGTACTGTAAGTCAGCTTTCGTCTCCTACCACCATAGTAAACTTCTTGTTCACGGTAATCGAATATCAGCTTTACATTTACTTTCTTGGCCATCTTTTCAAGATATTCTTCTGTTGAGTTCAATAAATCAAGTTCCCATTGAAGTGTTACATCATCGCAAGCGCCATCCTTAACCCTTTCACGGTCTAAGGTCACCAGTACAGACCTGCGGTTGTAATCCTCGGCCAGCTTGTAAAGTAATTGTTCCAATGTCATAATGTATCGCTCCTTTCACCTGAGTGGCAGGTTGCAAACCGCCGTTTCATTCGATGATTCTAGTATACAGTATATGCTTGCTATATACAATAGGCAAAGCAGCTAAAGATTCGGGAGAAAATGACAAGCGATGTTGTGCAAAATGTATATAGCAAGCATATACACGCAAGAAAGCGCCCACAGGATGCCCTGCAGGCGCGATGCAAAGAGAATTATTGATTATCCACGATCAGCATCGTAATGCCGGAATCATCGTAGACATCGTGAATGATGCGCTGAACCTTGTCCCAGTCACCGCCAGCAATACCACATCCGATGCGGGCTGGTACACCCACAATGTCGTAGTCATTGAGTACGGCATAGACCCTCAGCAGGTCGAGCGCCTGCCGCAGATAGTTGTAGGCGGTCAAATCAAACGACCCATCAACCGGGGCGGGGAACTGCGTAAACAGATTACAGATTTTCAGCTCCTCGCGCTTTGTGTCCAAAATCTGAATGCTACCCATCCACTCCGTTACGGGAAGCTTTGCGTTGTGGCGGCATTTCTCCACATAGGCGCTCTGAGATTCCGGGGTCAGCAGCGGCCAGATTGCCGCTGCGATGCCACCGCCCATCACTCCGAACGCATTCACCTGATGCGCCACGAGTGTAGCCTCGCAATTTAGCACATCGCCCTTGATGTATTTAACCATTTCAGTTGTCCTCCTTGCTATATTTATAGTCCCAAAAGCGCCTATCACTGTCAACAAAAAAGTCATCAACTTCCCAGCGGGCATCGCAGGCTCGGTAGTTCTCACAGACGGCAATACTTGCATCCATAGGGACACTCTTGCCGCGCTTGCACCGATTGCCGATTGTCCCATCTTGCCGCATTACATAGTCGAGCGAACACTGATATAGGACACTGACAACAATGCGGCCACCGCAAAGCGGACAACACTTGATAGCTTTCCCGGTTTTCACTGTGCGACCTCCTCAATGGCCTTGACGACCTGCTTTGCCGCGTATCTGCCGTTGGCGGTATTCTGCCGCTGCCACGCGCCCTGAGACGGTGCCCAGCGGAAACCCCACTGCTTGACAATATCGCGTATCTCGGCGGCGGGCTTATCATCAAAAACCAACTGCACCCGCTCCGGGGTGATGCGCAGAACACCGCCCGTAAAAGTCTGCTCAGAATCACCTTGCGCCTGCTGTGCGTCCAGCACGGCGAGGCGGGAGCGCAGGCGGCGGATTTCAGCGCCGTTGTTATCCAGTGCCCATCGCGGATAGGGCGGCTCAGAACGCCCCGTAGACGCGCTCTGAGAGATCGATGCCGTGAGGCGGGCAACTTCCTTATCCGAAAGTCCCGGACAGCCTACGAGCGCCCCGTGCTTGCGCCAGTACGCATTTACGGATTTCATCTTTTCCTGCATGACCTCGCGCTCGGTGAGCTTTGCCTGTACGCGCTCCCGCGCATCGGCATCCATACCGCTGATGCCGCCGTGACCCACAGCCCGAATCTGGTCAAGGATGCCTCGAATATCCCGCCATTCCCGCATGAGGGTGTCGTCACGGGAGAGTTGCTGCTGCTTCTTACGCACGGGGAAGTTAGACCATCCGGCGACCATGACAGACGGGCAAGATGCCCGGTTGCGATTAGATGCGTTCATATTGTCGGCCAGTCGGCGGGCATAGCGGTCAAGCAGGTAGTCGATCTTATCCTGCTGGGCCTCGGTCTTGCCTTTCTTGCACTCCTCCGCCAGTGTAGCCGCTCGATCAACCTCTCGGCGGTATTCGCTGGTCGCTGATCCCTCAGCATAATCGCTGAGGCTGTTTGCCTGTTTGGCGCGGCGGGCCGCGCTTTCGTCGATGGGGTAGTATTTCATGGGAAAAACCTCCTTATAAACTGTGTTAGTTTTTTCTTATCAGTAAAGCATTTTTAGGTAGCACTAAAATGCAATCATCCATGTGTTCAACAATTCCAGTCGCAAGATGGAGACGACCCTCGGACGTTTTCATGTAAAAGTCGCTATTCTTACCATATTCAAACATATCACCACAGCGTAAATCCTTATAACGCACCTTTCCGCTGTCATCCTCATCAATTACAGTGTTCGTGTTATTCATCGACCTGCTCCTCCTTATTTTTGTTCTCGGTATAACCGGAGGTGCTGATTGCGGTCAGGATGTCGAAATAGGGAACCTCATCACTGCAAATCCAGATGACGCGAGCCAGCTCCGTGATGGGAACACCGCCCTTTGCCATTGTCAGTGCTTTTTCGTACTGGCGGACACTGCCGCAGGTGAACCACTGATATTTGTTGCACAGCTCGTAAATAATTGTTTCGTTGTTAATCATGGTGTTTTCCTCCTTAAACGTCCATAGCGAAGTGATGATATGCCATCCAGCGCCCGTTGCGCTTGAACAACTTGTAGAAAACGGTGAACATTTGACCCGTGCAGTCATACTGCGATGGGGTGCAAACACGATAATAGAGGGCATTAAATTCGGCATCGGCATCCTCTTTTGTCTTGGCTGTCAGAGTGATAAGCTGCCAGCCGCTATCGTAGTCAGCCGTGATGATTTTGACGCATCCATCGGGGCGATGGTAGAATGCTCGCAAATTCCGCTTGACGGCGTCCACATAACTACGGACGGATTTGCCTTGTGGCAGAGAGCGGAGAGCGTAGAGAATACGCTCATAAGACCTTGCGTCGTCAATGCTGGATATTTTCATGGCTTACCTCCTCAATCTTCATACGGGCACTCAGGCTCGGCGGCGTTCAGGTCGTGAATGACCTCAAACTTGTTATCGACCCAAATCACGATGCCATCTTTGGCGCTTGGCATCTTGAGAGCCGTGCCCAGATACATATACTTGGTGCCGTATCCGTAGAGGATTTCAGCCTCGGTATAGGTGAGTTCCACGCGGTAGGTGCCGGAGTGTGTGCGGGTCGCTTTCATTTTGATGTCCTCCTGTGCGTTGCCTTGTTTCTTTCGATGGTTCTATTATAGTATATGCTTGCTATATACGCAATATGCAGACCTAACAAAGATTCGGGCGAATTTCGGGGCCAGCATTGTGCAGTATGTATATAGCAAGCATATATCCATATATGGTATCATATTTTAGATAGGAGGTGTACCCCAAATGGGCGCAAAATACACGGAGGCGCAGAAAGCAGCATCCCAAAAATACCTCGGCGAAAAGACTGACAGCATCCAGATCAGGACACCCAAAGGCACAAAAGAGCGCTGGCGGGAGGCGGCAACGGCGGCAGGCACATCCCTAAACCGCTATATCATGGACGCGGTAGAGGAAAAAATTGAAAAGCATCCCAAATGAAAAAAGCCCATCGGCAGACCATGAAATCTGCCGATGGGCTTTTTGCTATCCTGTGACACTCTCGCGCACGCGCGCGTATGCGCACTTGCATACATGGGCGTTATGGCGTTTTTAGGTGTATATTATACCATATATTATCTTTTTATATTTTAAGTGTCAGAAGTGTCATATATAGAAATAATAAGATGATATATCGCTAAAAATCAACATGACAAACCCACTGACACACAGCAAAACTACGTCAGCGCGTGTCGGTTGAAAATCTGACAGACTGACACTTGCCCCGGAAAGTGTCAGCAAAAGTGTCATGCGGCATATTTTGCGATACAACGAAAAAAACGGACATCCCGCAAATAGGATGCCCGCGCAAGTGTCAGTTGGTATGTCGGTCAGCGCTCAGGGCTTTTTCTCGCTCTGGGTACCGAAATAGAACGCCACTACCATCGTGGCGATAGTGAGAAACTTATCCGGCTCGATGCTCCCATTGATGGACAGCACAGCCAGCACCGCGATGATAACCAGCGTGATGATGGTTTTCACCTTGAGCAACGCTGCAAGGTTTTTCCAAAAATCATGCACCGGGGAGGTGTTGGGGGTGGTATCCTTGGTAGCGGTAGTTTTTTTGTTGTCCATGACTTAGCCCTCCTCAATTTTAATGCACTCATTGTGCATCTTTTTGTAGGCATCAAGGTACATTTCGCCCTTGTCGCCGTTGTAGGTGATCTCGTAGTACATCCCGTCGGGGACGGTGGTAGAAATCAGCGCCTTGTGGTTTTGCAGGGTCTTGCACGACCACACAACGAACGTATCCTCGGCGGTCAGCTCGAAGTTGTCGGTGACATCAACATGGCGGTTGAAGTAGTCCACGACGGCAGCAGTGGCCCGCTTGATAAACTCGGCATTGCTCATTTTGATTTATCCTCCCTACTCGGCTTCGATGCGGATGGGCAGCGCCTTGGTCCGTTTATAGAGTTCCGTGCCCGTTCCGTTGCCACCCTGACTGTGGTAGCTGTCGTATAAGTATTTCAGATTGTTCAGATCATCCTCGGTGATGTACCCGCGTTTGATGCACAGGCGGCACATCTGATAGATCCGATCATGCAGCACCGCCAGATTCCCTGTGTGTAGGTCGTTGACCGTCTTGCCCATCGCAGTCAACTGCCCCTCCACGGCATCCAGCCGGGGAGTGATTTGCTGAATCTGTGTTTTAAGGGCACTGATTTCTGCGTTCTGAGCTTCTTCGGGGGCTTTGTGCTTTTTCCATTTCGCCAGCAGGGTGTCCCATGCCTTATCAATGGCTGTAAATGCCGTAGCTACGGCGACAATGGCTGTCACGACCTGCCACGGGGAAGTGATGACGATGTTCCACGACTGCATCGGATTTACACCTCCACAATGGGGATGCCGTAGGCTACGGCGGCATCGTGTTCAATGCGGCATCCGCGATAATCCTGCCAGCCGGGGGCGAACACCACAAAATCAGCGGTGCCCAGCAGCTTGAGGCTTTCGCCCAGATACCACAGCGGCGTTGCGTCAGCCGGGGCGCCCTCGAAAAAGGATTCGATGACCTCGATTTCCTCATGGGTTTTCATGTACACGTCGGCGATCAGCACCTTGCGCTCTTTGAGGATTTCCTCGTCGGTCTTACCGCGCATCGGCTGGGAAATAAACAGTTTCTTCATGGCTTTACCCCACATACTCCGAAAAATATTTGTCTTTCAGGCCCTTGGTCTGCGCCAGCGCGTACATCCGCATAGCGTCCATGCCGGTGAGGGTCGCCGCCCGCATGAACGTCTTGCCCTCGGTGTCCACGGCCAGCTTGACATACCGATCATCGGCAAGGCCGCTCTCAACGGCCATCGCGTCAAATGCCGCCGCCTCGGCGGCTGTCAGCGGCCCAATGAGCATCGCCTGAATAGTTTTGCCCTCCTCGGCGGCGGGGGCCGTAGAGGGCGTTTCTGCGGGGCTGGCGGCGGGCTTTTTGTCCGCGTCCGGGATGACAACGGAATGTTCGCCCCTGTTGAACTGATACTCCTTGCCCGTGGCGAGGGTATAGTCGCTATCGAGCCACGTCAGCGGATTGGTGCGCTTGCCGTTGAGGATAACCTCAAAATGCAAGTGCGCCCCGAAAACATTGCCCGTGATGCCGCTGTACCCGATGATGTCACCCTCCTTGACCCGCTGACCGTACTTGACGCAATAGCTGGACAGGTGAGCGTATCGGGTCTGCAAGGTCATGCCCTTGTAGGGCGAGTGCTTGATGCGAACCATGTTGCCATAGCTCTGCATTCCGGTCTTGGTGTGCCCGTCCCAATTCTGCGTCTGATCTACCGTACCATCCTCGGCGGCGTATACCGGGCGCTTGTAGTTGGTGCCGATTTGGGTGCGGAGGTCTACGGCCTGATGCAAGCTGCCGTTGTTGTAGTACCAGCCCTGCGTCAGAACGTGGATGTCCAGCGGCCAGCGCAGCAGAACCTCACCATTAGACAGCCTCATATCCTTAACCCTCCTTTACCTGCGTAGCGGCCACCTTGGCCATCTCCGCATCAAGCTCTTGTGTAGCTACTGCCAGCTCCGTTTCCAGCGCGTTGATTTTGTCGCGCCATTCCTCGCGCTGCTGGCGGATAGGCTCGTACTCCTCGGCGCTCATAACGCCGTCAGCGTGTTTCAGCGCCTTATAGTCGGTATCGGTCAGCAGGCTTTTAAGGGCGGTGATTTCAGCATTGATGGTGTCGATGCGTTCAAAAAATTTTTCCATTGAATGTGCCTCGCTTTCGATTTTCGTTTTGATTTTATCTTCCACGGCATGATGCCGTAGAGCTTGTAGAACAGCAAATCCGTACAGTGGACAGATCGGCGGGCCTGCTTTTTGATAAGTGATCCGCGCCACGACATATAGGATGTGAGAATCTGTTCCATCGTCATAAGCCCCGCCTGCAGAAAGTTGAAAAACTTCTTGATTTTGCGGCGCTCCCGGATGACGCTTTCGCGGCAAGGCTGCTGTAAAACCTTGCCGTTGGGTAACAGGGTGAATTTGGTTTTTAGGTAGGTAAAACCTCGGCGTAGCTTGACGATTTGCGTCTTTTTGGGATTCGGGATAATGCCCTTTTCAGCGAACAGCCCAAACAGCAGGCGGCGAAACTCTATCAGCAGTTCTTTCGATTTGTTGATGATGTAGGAATCGTCCATATAGCGGGCGAACCACCGCTGCCGCCATTGATCTTTGATGGTGTGGTCGATGCTGTTTGGGTAGGCGATGGCAAAAATCTGGCTGTCCTCCGGGCCGATATACAGACCGTTTTCTTTTGTTGGCTGACCGTATTTGATGCGTTCAAGATTCGGCGCGTCAACAAAATTTTTCGCCAGAGCATTGAGCCGCTGATCGAGGATATGGCGGTCAATCACATTGCGCTTGAGATTATCCAGATTGATGTTGTCGAAAAAGGCGCGGTAGTCGATGAGCAGGATGTACCCGTCATTGCCGCCTGTTTCGCGGTAAAACTCATGCAGATGCACAGCGCACCGTTTGACTGCAAAGCTGATGCCCTTGCCCTCAAGGCTTGCGCCATTGTCATAGATCAGATTGCTGGACAGAATCGGCACCAGAGCATTTGTGCAGGCAGACCGCCGCACAACGCGCTCAGAGTAGTGCAGACTGTGGATAGCCCGCTTTTTGCCGCGCTCCACAATCCCAAAATGATAAAACCCTCTGCGGGTGTCGCCACCGCGCATGAGGGTTTTGTGGATTTTGATTGAATTTTTGAAATAACGGGCATTGTATCGGGCAACGCTGGCTTTCCACATAACACCCTTGCGGGCATTATAGTTGGCATCGACCAGCGAGGATACATCTGCCACCCTGTCAAAACTATCGTACTGTGCTATTCGTGCGCGGTGTTTGACCTGCCGCGCCGCCTTGCGGCGCTGATAGCGGGCCTCGTGCCGCTCTTGTGATGTCATCTCGGAATGTACCTCGCAAAGTGTTATTGTAGGGGCGCTGTTGTGTACTTCTTTGCGATACCAGCCATGAAACCCGGTACTCGGCCATCTGCCGTGTGGCGCACGGTAGTTTAGCCTGTTGTCGCCGTCACGGGCCATGCAAGAAGCGTCCGGCTGATCGCGTCAAGATACCTATTTACCCGCTACTGCGGGAGGGTCGATAACTCCTTCCAATGATGATAAGGCTCGGATTTCGGTCTGCCTATTGATTAGCCCAGCAAACCTACTTTAATACTGGCCGAGGATTCTCGTTGGAATCAGACGGGCGCGGACAGCCACGTGTTGGAGGCGTTGTTGTTGTTCGCATTGCCGTTGTTGTTCACATTGCAGAAGTTGGAGGAGTTGCCGGAGTTAGGGGTAAGCTCCCACCAGTTGTTACGGCTCTTTTATACAGCTATCGACCCGATGGCGGTCAACGGGGATAATGATGATAGTTTATCCCTGCTGCCTGTGCGGCCATCACGCTTGAATCATTTACAGTGGGCACCGTAGGCGGCGCCTTGGGTGTGTAGGCGATCTGCATTGGTGCCTGATACCGGGCGTCCCCGTTCGGCAGGGATGCTTTCGGCTTGAATTTTGCAGTGTCCGGGAATTTCGTATTATGCCGCCAGTCTTTCAACAGCGTTTCCTCACGCTCTAACAGGGTGCCAATGTAAACCAACTGCGCGGGCAGTTCCTTTTGTGGTGCAATGCCCATGTCAAGCCCGGTGTTTAGCCGGGAAAAATGAAACTCATCCATGATGAATTGCAAGCGGTCAAACAGAGCCTCACAGTCGGCCACGGCCTGCGCCTGCAATTCCTTGCGGCGATGCAAAAGCTCATGGTCAAGTTTACCGCCGCTGTACGGATAGATGCCGTTTGCGGCGATGATGTGCTCCATCATCGTATTCAGCAGATTCACGGTAGGATAAGCGAGAATGGGTCGCCATTTCTTGGGAATATACTTTTCCTGCATGACAAAGCCGGACAGGGCGCAGCGCAGTTCCACGGCGTTCTTGTAGAACTCCATTTCAGAAATGCTGCGAAATCGGGATAATACGTTACTCATGGTTCACCTGATGCCGCGCCCACAAGGGGCGCGGGGATATTAGTAGGAGATTTACGAGATTCGGAAGCAGACGGGCGCGGACAGCCACGTGCCGGAGGCGTCGATGCCGTTCGCAATGCCGGCGACGCTCACAATGCAGAAGAAGGAGGAGTTGCCGGAGTAAGGGGCAAGCTCCCACCAGGAGCTACGGCCACCACCATCACCGAGGCCCTTGATACGGTTCATGTTGTGGGCAAAGATGGGGTACTGGACAAACCCGCCGTTGGGGCATCCGTTGCCGCCCCAAACAGGAGCGCCGCAGACCTCCATCTCGGTAGGCACCCACAGATTGCCGAGGTTCGTCCACGACCAGCTATTGTCGCTGTTCAGCAGACCGCTAGCCGAGTAGCGCTCACCCAGCAAGGCGCGTTTGTTGGCGATAACAGCCTTGAGTTCGGCGGGCAGGAAGTAGTACACGCCGCCCTGAGCGTAATCCACCTGCTTAACGGCAGGGTCTTTGCCCGTGCCGTTGGGCACCTGCATCTTGAGGGAGTTCAGGAACGCATACAGATGGGAACACAGCCACGGGTGCTTGTCGCCCTTGCCGGTCACGGTGATGTTGTTTGTGCCAGCAGCGGGGGCCTCATCGAATGTGACGGTAAAGGTGGATGCGTCATAGGTATAGCCGGTGACCTGATCGCTGCCCACAATGATGTTGTCGATGCTGTCCATCTGTTTCGTCAGCACAAACTCGGTCTTGGTGCCATCGCCGGACAGCTTTTCCACGGGAATCAGACCGTTGTTGAAGTTGGCGAGATTGTACTGGATACAGGTGGGCCACAGGTCTTTGGAAATAAAGTCGATGTGATGGCCGACCTGCTGATCGCCGTACTTGTAGTAGGTGTCGATGCCCGCCACGACAGCCACGATGCGGGTCTTGGCGCTGTTCGTGCAGTTGAACGGGATGTAGTCGCCCACATGGATGCCGTAGAAGTTCCCAGCCTTGATGCGGGCCTGAATCCACTTCCACACACTGGTGTAGCCCTTGATCTCCTCCGCGAACTTCAGGCTCAAATCCATGCCAGGATAGCCGTTGTCGGCGTTCATGCCGAGGAAAAATCCCTGATCGCCGGTAGTAGGGTCAAGGATATTGTCGATAAAAACTTTGTTTGCCATAGGTGTTGCACCTCCGCTTAGTAGTTGAATTTCACAGTCGTTTTATCGAAGGTGAACGACTTTGCCATCTGGGCGGTTTTGGTCTTGCCGTCCTGCAGGTCGGCTTTGGTTGCCGGGTCAATCCCGGAATCGGACAGGGAACCGTCAGCCGTCAGCGCAGCGAAGTTTCCCGCCTTGCTGGGTTTGGCCTTAACTGCCACATTGGCACTGGCCTTGCCGCTGTCCGCGAGATTGCCGCCCGCATCCAGCGCCGCAAGGTTGCCCGCCGCAGCGGGCTTTTTCTTGTCGGCTTTGCCGCTCAGGTCGATGCTCCCGGCTAGCTTTTTTGCATAGCGTTTAGCGTCCTCACTGAAAATGAGGGCGATGCGCACTACATCAGAAAGTTGCATGATGCCGCCTCCTTACTGGCCGATGAACTGACCCGTTTCACCGGCAATGTAGATTTTGTGCTTGGCATCCTCAGCCAGCACATAAATCAGGCTGAACGGGGCGAAAACCTCGCTCTCGCTCATGCCGATAATGCCCTCGCCGGTGGTGGGCAGATTTTCGGGTTCCGTGTCGGCAATAATCATCGCCTCGACCAACTGCTTGCCGGTCTTAGGGTCGGTGCCTACGGGTTTGGTGTTGACACAACGCATAAAATTGTCCTCCTATGATTTATTTCGACTTTGCAATGTTGAATTGCACAGTACTGTTGGAAAACTGCACCCCACGCCGCTGACATAAGCGGGGGGGGGAGCTGTGCATCGGGCACCTGCCCGGTCTTGCTGTCCAGCCCCGCCACGCCAGCAACACCTCACCGTTTGAGAGTCTCATTTTAACTTCTCCTCGTACAGCGGATTTTGAATCTGCTCATTCGTTGCGTTGCCGTCCTGTACCGTTTCAGCGTCCAGCGCATCGTAGTATTCCTGCGCCAGCGTCTCAACTTCTGCAATGTCATCTTCGGTCAGCAGGCCATTGTCAAGGTGCGTGTATGCTTTGTCGAGCCAAAATGCAACATCACGTCCTGCTGCAATCTCCCGCTTGATACTGCGCAGCGTCAAATCGTGCCGTGCTTTACTCTTGATCGCCATGGTGATTTCTCCTTTCAGGTTTGCGAGGCTACTGCATCTTCCAAATCGGTAATCCGTTTAATGGGGTCTGCGCGTCCCGTCACAGTCGCGCTGTCGGCATCGGTCAGCACGGTGTTCGCTCCCGCAAGCGCGGGGATGGGCTGTGCGCCTGTCGCAGTGAAGGGCACAGGCTCTGCCAGCCTGTAGCAGATTTGCACTGGGGTGCCTGCGGCGTACTGAGCGGCGAGGTAGGCTTTTAACGAAGCAACTTCATGTCCCGCTGATATATCGGGTAGCGAGCTAGTCAGCATGCTGAACATAAAATAGCGCGACGATCCGACTGTCGCAAAGCCAATTCCAGCATTCCGCCCACCCCACACATCTTGGTTCGGAGTCTCTAAATGGCTACAAATGCCTTTTGCGTTTTTAGCATCATAATCTTTGATGTCGTATGTATAAAATCCTGTAATAGCAGGGTTTTGAGCATTGAGTCCCCATGTGTTCCATGATTCTGTGCCATTCAGAATTACGAGCTTCCACGTATCCTGCCCCTCACCGCTCACAGCGTCCACTTCACCACCATACACGGTTTCAGGCAGGGTCAGGGGGTTGGTCTGCCCGATGTATGGTGTGTAGGTGGTAGGGGCGGTGGTGTCGACGTACGCAATAAGATAAAAACTTATTTCAGCTTTTTCACCAATAGTAAGTCCGCTGAGATCAATAGCAATTTTATCGCGCTCTTTATTGGTAAATCTGATTCCTCTAAGTGTGCATCCACTGGTTTTCAAGTCTGAATACATGAACTTGGTCGTAGGAGGCAATTTGTATGACAAGGACATAAAGGAAAAAGACGCATCTGCTGATGGGCTAGAATATATTCCGCTAATCGTGATTTTTCCAGATACATATTGCGCTGTTAAACCATAAGCTGCACTTACTTCCGTAACATGATCCGAATCAATTAAGTTCTCCCCACACCGATTCACCGTCACGCTGTCACGGCCCTTGATGGGGCGAATGTTTTCGGGGCTTGGCGTTCCCGTGCCCTCTTGCGCTGGTTCCCACTTCGCTTTCACGCCAAGCGGGTATCCCGCCACAGGGTAGCACACAACAGGGTTGCCGCTCTCTTTCAGCGGTGGGCAAAGCATATCAATGATGTGCTTGCTGCTCCACGGCTTGTCGCCAATGGCGCTGTCATCGGGAGTTATGTTCTTCACGCTCTCGGCCAGCGTGTCCGCGCTCTGCTTGGCGTTTGCCTCGGATTTCGCCGCAGCCTCGGCGCTCTTAGCCGCCGCATCCCGGGCAGCCTCCGCGCCCTTCTGGGCGGTCTTGACATCGTCCCGGACCTTCTCGGCAGCCGCCTGGGCATCTTGCGCACTCTTGGCCGCCGTTTGCGCCGCCCCCTGCGCCTTTACGGCCTCCGCCTTGGCCGCCGCCGTAGCAGCCTGGGCGTCCTGGGCAGCCTTGGCCGCGGTCTCGGCAGCTGCCTTGCTTGCCGCTGCGTCGCTGGCGCTCTGACCTGCATCATTGGCGGCAGCTGTGGCCGTGGCCGCTGACTGCTGTGCCGCCGTGGCATTCTCTCCGGCGAGGTTGGCCGCATTGTTGGCCGCTGCCTTGGAATTCTCCGCCGCCAGGGCAGCCCGCGCAGCCTCCGCTGCCAGCGTATCCGCTGCGCTCTTACTGGCCGCCGCGGCAGCAGCCGCATTTTCCGCCGCCTGCTGCGCGGCAATCGCTTCATCCCGGGCCGACTCTGCCGCTTCTTGGGCAGCCCGCGCGGCCTCTGCATACGGCCCGGCCTTGGCAGCATCCGCCGCAGCATTGCTTGCACTCGCCGCCGCTGCATTCTCACTGGCCTTCGCAGCCCTTGCCGCAGCCTGCGCATCTTCGCTGGCCGTCTCTGCGTCCTCTGCACGCGCGTTGGCTTTTTCAGCGGCCTCAAACGCACCGTCCCGGTATCCCTTGGTCTCGGTCACGAACTGGTTCCAGCGGTCATCTGTCGGCACAGGGTCGCTGTCCGTGGTCTTGCTGTGGTTCGTGACTTTGTAGTTCAGGTTCGTGGAAATACGCCGCTGGCCGTTTATGCTGCCCTCAAACGCAAGGCACCCGGCGAAAGTGTTTTTCTTCGTGGCTTCCCACGGCACATCTGCATAGCCGTCCTTCCCCACGACCCTCTTTGCCACAACCTCGCCATTTACATTGAAAAACGCCGTAATGGTCAAATCCTGCCATGCCGCGTCCAGTGTAAGGTGCAGCTTTTCAATACCGTAACTGCCCCATGTGCCCAAATCCAGCATGCCGCCGGTGGAAGTGGCTTTGTACCCGGCAAGGCTGATTTCATGAATAATTGTATTCTCTGCCATGCTTTAGTCCTCATCTCATACGGTAACAATAAACTCCGGGGCCTAATGTATAAACAACACCTGGATCATGATTTGTTTTGTGGAAAATGTCATATAGGTAGGTTAGTGGTGTTATTTGTGCCGTGCCGTTTTTGGCATAGGCTTCAATATTCAGCATATTGGCATTGCAGACATTTTTAACTGCATTGACATTTCCACCGCCGCTATAATGCGCCAGAAAACCGGGCTCCGGTATGCCTTGTGCAACCACTGTTGCCGCGTACTCTGGCATAGGGATTCCATAGCCGTTTTGATACTGTATGACCAGATATAAATATTTGTCTTTTGTCCATGTTGCCGCCTTTACGCGGCCTTCGCCGTTGTGGTATCCTGCGGGGACTGCGTAAGAACTTCCCGGGTTTATGGTTGTGTCCACTGCGCCCCAGTTCGGCATTTTCCCTTCCTTGATGGTTTTACCGCCTGCGTAGAACTTATTCCCTGCCAGCACATTGCCCTCGGTGGCGGTGGCAAGTGCCAGCTTGGATGTGCTGAGGCCACCGCCGCCGTTAAAATCCAGCCGGTTCCCGTCATAGGTAAACAGCACCCATCTGCCCTTGACGATGGTGTCTCCGTCCACTGTGTCTGCGCCACAGTAGGCCGGAACCGCTACGCCATTGACCGTGAAGCTGTTGCCTGCTGCCCAGGATGCGGGAATCTTGCACCGGCCTACCGCGCCGCTGCCGACCAGCGCGTATACGCCGTTCCTCTTTTCGCAGGTGTAGGGCTGCACGGTCACCTCGCCGCCGCCAGCGCCTGTGGGGTCCAGTTCGGTGAATCCCGCCGCCACGCGGCGCTCAAGGTCGTTCATCGTGTCCGCATCGAAGGCATCGCCATCTTCCATGATGATGCCCTCGGAGCGGGAGACGTCGTACTCGCCATCGTTGCCGGTCGGGGTCAGCTTGCGCCGAGAGGGGTGTTCGCTCTGGCGATTGACCCATACTTTTCTTTCGTACATCAGATCACTCCAATCGTCTGTCCGGCGCAGATTTCGCCGGTGTAGCTGTGTTGTGCGTTCCTGCGCCAGAGCTCGTACATCGACCACTGCACCTGCTCCATCGTATTGATGTCGCTGTACAGGGTGCTGGGCGTCTCGGGCAGAGCCGGTGTCCCCGGCAGGGTGTAGTAGGCATCGCGCAGGGTCTGGATGTTTTGCAGGATGCGCTCCATCTCGCTGCGCGTCAGCAGGTCGGTCGGGGCCCATGTCTTGGTCTGGATTTTAGGCCCCAGCAGTTCTGCCAGATAAGCGGAGTTACCCTCCAGCCGATTCAGCAGTGCCGCGTTGATATAGCACTTATCCGCGCCTGCGGACACATCCGCTTTGGTGCGGTCGTAGATTGGCTGCTGCCACATCAGATCAGGTTCCTTTCTCCGGCATGGATTTCACCCGCATAGGCGGCTGCGTTGCTGGTAAGTCTACGCCCGATGACCTTGGCGTCTGCCAAAAAGCCACCGGTCAAATCAAATTCCAGCTTTGTGAGCATCCCTCGCACCATTTCGCCGCCGAAGCTCTGAATGATGAGCCTGTCGGCCAGCTTTTCATCACCGGCGACCATGGAGAAGTTCTGCTCATATCGCTGTGCGTAATGATCCAGCACCCGCACGGCCACGGCCTCTGCGCGGCTTGGGTCTACAAGCGTGGCGTCTGTCACGGTCAGCTCGTTGTCCTGCACATTGGGCGGCAGGTTCGCCGCTGTGCGCTTCAGGACGACCGTACTGTCGGCGTATTTGCGGCCTGTGACACAGACCTCGCCCGCTTCTGCGACTGTCAGGGTGCAGAGGTTGACGCCGCTCTCGGTGAGCTCTGCGCCCGTGACGGTCAGGCTGCCCACGACTGCCGGAGCGTTGAAGGTCACCCGGTAGGTGCCCGGGTCAAGGGTGTCTCTGTACAGTTCCTCGGTGGATTCTCCCGGCAGGTATCGGTGAGCGGTCACTGCCACAGCAGTAATCAGCGGATTGAGCGTTACCTTGCTGCCGTCCTGCAGCTTTCTGTCGTAGGTAATCATGCCGCTGGCCTTGGACGGCGCAGGGGCAATGCGTATAAGCTCGCCTCGGCTGCAATCGACCACAGCGCCTATGGCAAATGCAAGCTGCTGCAGGGCCTCTCTGCGCGTCCCTGCGGCGATGTATCCCTGCACTCGCTCTGCGGCCAGACTCTCATCCAAGGTGTAACTGTATCCTGCCAGGATCGCCTCTGCGAGCTCTGCTGCGGTGGTATCGTAGATGCCCCCATCGAACGGCGAGCCGTCCAGCAGGCCTATGGCATCGACGGCAGAGAAGTCCGCCAGCGTATCACCGCTGTTGCTCCAGTCCGAAAGGTAGAATGTGCCCATGCAATAACTCACGCTGCTTGTGCTGCGTGCGTCCTGCTTTACATCCTCCCAGATCGTGAATTTCTGCTTGTGCTGCAGAACGTCAAAGTAGCCCTCAGGATTCAAGATGGAAAAGCGGCCCTCTTTGTTGTACAGCGACACGTTCAGCGTGTTGATGCTGATCTCGGAGCTGATGGGGTCGCATTCCTCCAGAACATGGGCCTCTACGATTTCGTGACCGCTGAAATGCAAGTAAACACCGTAGTCAATGCCCGCCAATTTGAGGTACCGCCCGGGCCGGTTCGTCTCGAGAAAATAAATGCGGATGCGGCGGTAATTCTCTACCTTCTTGGCGCAGTAATAATCCACCGAGTTCGGGTAGAAGAGCGCCGTAGCGATAAGTCCTCCGTCTTGGCCGAACCACTGGATTTTGACGCGGCTAGCCCAGTCCTCTGTTGGGCTGTAAAAGTGCAGCGTGAGGCCGCTGCTGCTGTGGTCTTGCGTGAAGGTGATGTCCAGCACAGGCGGGTCGGCAAACACGCCGCTCTTGTCGCTCTGCGTGGCGCTCCACAGCCCCCAGAAGTACTGCTCGGGAACCTCCGGGAAGAAGGCAAAGCTGCCATCCATGAGCCACTGCTCGCTCTCCAGTGTGCCGTATTTGTTTTGGCTCGGTACGCTTTCCAGCAGCAGGTCACGACCCAGATTGCAAAAAGGCTTTGCGGTCGTGCAGCTCGGGGCGCTGTCGCCTCTGGCGGTGACATCGTAAAGGCCGAACTCCACGCGCGTATTGGTTCTCATCGGGGTTGGCCCTCCTTAAAATCTGGCGGGGGTCTTGGCGATGAAGTTGATCATCAGCCCTTTCCAGTAATTGGCTTTTCCTCGCTGCAAAAGTAGTTCGTCGCCTATGTTGGAGAAATACGCCGTAAAGGTATAGTCTCCGTCCGTGCCCGGGACCGTGACCGTGTGGAACTCCTCCGGCTCGGTGATCTTGTCCCAAAACCGGGAATACTCCGCACGGTCAATGCCCGGCGCGACCGTCAGCTTGTAGTTGAAATACACACCGATCAGCTCGCGCTTGAGGTCGCCGTTCTCTGTGCGCTTGGCGTGCTTGTCCAGGAAGTCAGCGGTGCGCTTGCAGCTGAGGACATCGACTTTGAATTTCTCACCATCAATAATCAACATCAGTACACACCTCCCGTGACCAGCTTGGCTCCGCGCCGGTTCTCCTCTTTGTCGATATAGGGCTTGAGCACCCGAGCCAGTTGGGCAAGGTCTCCGGCAAAGCGGATTGTGATGTCCTGCTGCCCTGTGTAGGCTTCCATAACCTCTGCGAGGGCCTGCTGAATGGTTGCCAGCGGTGCCTCGATGTTGGTGCCGTTGGTCTGGTCACCCAGCACTGCAAGGAATTCATGGTTTGCCGGAATGACTGCGCCCTGTGCCAGATAGGGGATTTGCGGCGCGGTGATGTGGTCGATGTTGAAGCCGACCCGCTCTACGCCGAGCTTGTCCTGCGCCCATTCTGGAACGTCAAAGCCGAAGCCGTTCAAGACGCTAATGACTCCGTTCACGCCGCCAACAATGGCCGAGATCATGCCGTTCACCAAACCGATGATGCCGTTGATGGCTGTCTCGACCGTGTCCGTGATGCCTTCCCAGATGTCAGACACAAAGTCCGAGACAGCGGTCCACGCATCGTTCCAGCCCTGCTGGATGTCGGCTGCTGCGCTGTCCAGCGCGGTGCCGATGTTTGTCCAGAAATCGTTCCAGCCCTGAGTAATATCCTCCCACAACTGCATGCCGATCAGCTTAACAACCAACCAGAGGGCACCCCAAATCGCTTTGATTTTTTCTCCGGCGCTGCGAATGATGTCAGCGATGGTCTCGCCGAACTTGTCCACACCGGCTCGGATGTCGTCTCCGTGCTTGCGCAGGGTTTCAATGATCGCGATTAAGATAACCGAGACCGCGGCCACCAGTAAAAGCGGCCAGAGGCCAATGGCCGCCACGACCGAGGCGATGAATCCGGCCAGGGATGTCAAAACCGAGCCCAAGACGGTGGAAAGGATGAAGGTGCTGATTTGCGGCAGAAGGGCTGCACCCAAAGTGGCCAACAGCAAGGGCCAGTTGTTGTTGATGAGCTCGCCGAGCTGCGACAAGATTCCGACCCAGTCGACGGCTTCCAGACATTCCTTGACCTTCTCGCCTACCGCGTTCCAGTCCACTTGGCTGAGGACGTTGTTGGCTGCTTCCAAAATACTAAGGGCCAGCGTGCTAAGCGTGGAGAAGAGCCCGACCCAGTCGATGGCGCCTATCATCGAGACAATGTTCTGGCCCAGAGTCGTCCAGTCGGTGCCCTGCACCGCTGCGATGATCGTGTTCAAGAGGCCGATAACGAATCCGCTAAGCCCCAGGCCCGCTTCCGTCCACGGGATGTTTGCGATGGCTGAATTGAGGCAGGCCGCGATGGAATTTCCAAGGTCAGCCCAGCCCTCGTAGGTCTGGACGAAGCTGTAAAGCGTGAGGATCGCTGCCCGCATTCCGTCCGTCAAAACTCGCCCGAGCAGGGGCCAGTCAAGTTCTGCCACCGCAGTGGTGAGCCCTCTTGCGATTCCTGCGCCCAAGCTGTCCCAGTGAATGCCCTGCATGAGCGTATCCGCAAAGATGAGTGCCGTGTTCAAGCCCTGCGCTACAGTATGACCGATGGCTTCCCACAATCCAGGCACTTCAATAAAGCCGTTGATGCAGTTGGCGATGTTGGTCGCCCATGCTCTGGCTTTGTCCTGAATGTCGGGCCACGGGATTGCGTTCAGGCTATCGCGCAGCTTCTCGCCGATCAGTTGGCCGACTCCGTACCAATCGCCATCTTTGATGGCCTGCAAGATTTCGTCAAGAAACGGGTTGTCTGTGTTAAAGTCGTAGTTCGGGGTGATGGCTCCCGCACCGCCGCCACCGCTGTTTTTATCCAGCACATCCAGTTCATCAAACTTTGCCAATGCGCCGTCCGCTGCGCTGCCTGCCGACTTTGCGGCCTTGGCGTATTTGCCCATCGCTTTGGCTGCGCTCTTGCTCGCCCCTATGGACTTGCCGGTCAGGAAAGCCACCAGCTGGGCGATGTAATAAAAGGCGGTTGCTGCTGCGTTGGCTATGGCTGTGAGAGCCGGAAGGAGCGCCTGAAGCAGCGGTGCGGCTGCGGTGGATGCTGCGCCCTGCAGGTTGCCGAGCGCGGCTCTCAACGTGGCCGAGGAGAGCGCGGCAGAGCCCATCCATTCGGTGGCCTTCCGCAAGCCTGCGGAGATCAGGTTGAACACCAAAGCTCCAGAGACGATGCCCATGAGGCGGTTGCGGAAGCTGGCGAGATTCTTGCTGCTCTGTGTGAGCTTGGCTCGCACACCGTCTACGGCCCGCTGCAAGGTGCCGAATACTCGAACTCCGAGACCTCCGACCGTGCGCAGGGCGTTGCTGAGTGCGCCCGAGAGCGCCCGGGTCAGACTGCCGACTCTGCCGGAGGCGCCTCGCAGCGGATTGCCCGATGTGGGCTTAGCGGGGGAGGAGGTTCCTGCGGCAGCTGCGCGTTCACGTGCAGCCCTGTTCTCCGCGGCCTGGGCGGCCTTATCCTGGGCGTTCACGGCCTTCTTGGTATCTGCTACGATGCGCTCCGCATGTTGTGTAGCCGATTCGTCTACAGTACCGTACGCTTTATTTTGCCGATTCTCGATTTTGGCAAAAGATGATTCTATGGCATCGGCTTGTTTGTTAAAATAGGCCTGCATGTCATCTTCGCCGCTAAGATGCTGAATTAGACTTTTTTGCTGATTTACGGCATCGTTTTCTTGATTTAGCTGCGCGGTAAGCGCTGCATGACGCTTTTGCAAGCCAGAAATAGCATCGCCTTGTGCATTGTAATCTGATTCAATCTCAGCAACTTTGGCATCTTGCTTTTCAAGATCATCGAGGAGTTTTTGGTTTTGATTCAGGAGAGAGGTTTCCCCCTCCATGCGAGATTTAAGAACATCTTGCACTTTTGAATCACTCAGGCCGGGGTATTCCGATTTAATATCAGCAAGATGGGATTTTTTGACATTCTCTAGCTGTGCGTTCACCTTTTCAAGAGCAACGGCAGTATCATCAGCGTTTTGGCGGGCTTGATTTAAGCTGTCGCCTAATGCGCTACGCTTTGTTTGCGCAGAATTTAACTGCTTATCTAAATCACCAATCTGCTTTGATGTGCTCTTGACCTTTGCCTGTAACGCTTTTAAGTCGGATTCTGCGCCCTTTTTGTTTAGGCGGGCATCTATTGTGATTGACCCATCTGCCATAGAATCAACCTCCTCTCTTTGACTTTGTTAGAGTTGGATTATGAATTGAGTAACGCAAGCAACCGCTCTTTTTCTGCCCTATTCTCCGCGCTTTCAGGAGCGTGGATTCTGATGATTCGATCGTTCTCTTTGGCAAATTCCTGTTCGCTCTTGTCAAGTTTTTTTCCGTGAGCCCTTTTATATCGAATACTTACGACTTGAGCAAATAGCCCATCTCCAATACCGTAGAAAGCTCCGAGAAATTCCCACCAATGCAAATACTCACATCGGCGGCAACTGTACCCCAGTACTTTATCAACAGCAGGTGCGATTAAGGCCGCATCTTGTTCCCAATCTACAATTCGAGGACGTGGAATTGTAGAGTCTTCGGGTTGCCCGCCATTGGTAAACAAAAACGCTGCCCGTAACGCAGCATTTGCGTCGGGCAGCGCTTGCCATTTTGGGTATAGAATTTCAAGGCAGGCAGCGTACTGTTCCTGTTGAGTCATTTCCGGGTCTGCTAACGCCGCAAGGGCATCAAGTACAGCTCGGAAATCAGATCGGATGGCAAAATTCTGACCATCTACATCTACGGTTGTGGGCAGTTCCCAAGCGCTCACGCTTTCTGGCCGGGGGCCAGACCCTTGGCCGTGTTCGTGTAGGCACCAACGTGCTTCTGCACACGCTTCTGGCTGGCCTTGATGGCCTTGCCGACCGCATCCTCAATGATGGGGACAGCGGCTTGGAGGACTTTTTCAAAGACCATGGAGCCATCGGGGAGCAGCGCTAGGGCAGAAACCCCTTTGAAGAACACCGAGGAGGCATCGCTGCCGAAGATGTAATTGACCTGTTCCTTGATGAGCTTGTCGGCCTCGATGATCTTATCCACATCTGCGTCTGCATCCGATGCCAGCCCATCGGCCAGCTGCTTAATGGCGCGGCGGGCCTCCTCCAGTCGTGCCGCAATGCCAAAATCCGCAGGGTTGACATAAATCGTGCCCAGCAGGGTGTCGTCAAGGTCTTTAACCTCGTAGCTTTTAAGGCCTCTGTCGATTTTCAGTTCCATTGTACACCTCCGTTATGCTTAGGCCTCGGTGAAGGCCTTCGTGCTCGGGTTGAACGTGCCCGTGGTCTTCACGCCAGTGTAGTGAATGTTGAACGGGATCTGGTAACCAGTGGTGTCGCCGCCGTAGCTGGAGACCTCGATGTAGCACTCCTCGCGCACAGCGGGAAAAGCGCCGGATGCCTCCTCGTTCCAGAGCTTGACCTCCACAATGTCGGTTTTGAGATCGTCCAGAACCATGTTGCCATCAATGATGGCCTGCAGCTTTTCAAACAGGGGGTCGCCCTTTTCGGCGTAGTAGGGGCTGACTTCGCCCTGCTTCTGGTAGCTGTCGATCGTCACGGACGTGTTACCGAGAATGTTTTGCTTTTTCTCGACATTGGCACTCAACTCGGGGGAATACTCCTCCAAATCTTTGCCAAGGCGTACATATTCGGCGGTGCCCTCACTGTCGTTTGCAAAATGGGCATTCAGATAGTGCGCCATGTATTTGCGTTCGATCTTCATGTTCAGTTTCTCCTATATGTGATTTGTATCTGAATCTGATATTTTGCGCTATCAACACCAATCTGCGATGGATACGCGGTCAGTGTGGGAACGATAGCGCAAACCCGACCCTCCTCTATGCAGGGGTAGTTTCGGGCATTGTTCTGCTCCACCATCCATGCAATCAAACCTGTATAAAAAGCGAGATTGTCGGAGTTTTGTTTGACGTCGGCCCCAAAATTCTCACGCGTAGCAAAAATATAGTTTTGAGTCTGCTTATCATCCAGAACATAATCTCCGAGGATGTTCTCATGGTAGGTCAAAGTGGATGGTGATGCGTAAATGGCGTATTCGGTTGGGTTTTCGCCGAGGTAATCAGCACCAAATCGTTTGTTTTTAGACAGCAGCGGGCATTGCCTAAACCACTTCCGGATTCCCTCAGTGCTATTTGATACCTGCGGCATTTTTTGCCTCCCTTACAATGTCATCGATGTGATCGGCTTTCATTCGTTCGGCCCAAAATGGCCCAGCTAGAGCGTTTTTATCAGTTTTGTACTGAATTGCTCTGCCAGTGGGAGTTTTTCTCTCGCCGGGACGAGAGAAAAATCGTGTAGGCGACCCACTGTTGTCATCAAAAACGGGAATATTCGGGCCATAAACTTCGCCCATGTACATATAATGCGCATAGGGGCCGGGGTACACGATGATGCCAGAGCCAATGTCAGATGCGGCGTAAGGGCTTTTTGCAAGCATAAATGTGTCCGCAGGAGTGTAATCCATGCACCATCGTATTACCGCGTTATCAATGACTTTTTGGACAATTCCATGATCTCCAAAGCCATGGTTGGTAAGAACAGTGTTTATGCTATCGAAATCAAACCGCGAATCTACTGACAGTTGCATTAAGCACCTACGACTTTCCAATGCCGCGCCTGCGGAGCACGACGATTGTCTGTAACCTGCAAGATGGTTGCGGCCTCGAAGTAGACATCATGAATGGTGGAGGGACGCAAGCCCTCAGCACCAACGCCCAGAACTACGAGATCGCCAGCAGCCAACGTGAAAGCGGCGGCAGGGTCATCGGTGGTGGCGTACTGCTTAGGGGGAAGATACACCTTGCCGCCGAAATCCGCATCCGTAGGGATACGGATTGTGACCTTGTTTGCCGCTTTCAACCCGGTGCTGTCAACGGTGGTCGCATCGGAGTTAAACCAGTGAACACCCCGGATGACGGTGCGCCCATAAACGTCGCAATCCTCCTCTGGGTCGAATCGTCGGTTATACAAAGTGACGGTGTCATTGCAAAGTTGCATTGTACCTCACTCCTCTATACAGCAGGGGAACGCCGTAATCGTCCAGCTCACCGTACAGCATATCCGCCGCAATGGCGTTCATCTGCTTGGCTGCGGCATCGGCATCCGGCACATTCCCGTGATTCTCCGTGTAGCCATCCGTGTTAAACGATGTGACTGTGGGTGACGTGACCTGTGCCACGGCACCGACAACGCTTTCCATTTGCGCCAGTGCAAAAACGCAGAGTTTGACCGCTACGGGAATCTCGGCCATGTTCTGGACACGAGAATCCGTCAAGCGATCAATGCGTTTTCTGCAAGCATATTCCAGCGGAGGCCACGCAGCGGCATCAACGGTGCCGCCAAAATCCTTGTACTCGTCAAAGGTGAGGTACATATCGTGTGCCATGTGTAAACCTCCTAAGCGACCTGAGATCAGGCCAGAGAGAGGATGCGGGCGATGGGGATGGCCTTGCGGGCGATGTACTGCTTGCCCTCGGCCTCGTTGGAGTTCACCAGTTCCCAGTTTTCGCCGTCCTCCAGCTCGTCATCGGTGGGAGACAGGCTCTTCATCTTGGCCTTGGTGAAGTTGATGCCGTAGGGGGCAAAGCACTTGCGCTGACGGCCATAAAGGGTGTCCTCGCCGCCGTTGGTGTGGGGATCACGATCCATCTCGTAAGGCACCTTAGCGCCGCAGTCGGTGTACTCGATAGCACCGTCGCCCAGAACGTAGGTAGTGTAACGGGTCTGAGACACCTTAGCCACGCCTGCGGTGGTCTGGGCGGCAGCGGCCTTGACAGCGCCGGAAACGGTCACGACAGGCAGCTTGCCCTCGCCGCCGAAAATCTGCTTGAGGGTAACGACAGCACCAGAAACGGTGACGATGAACTTGCCCTCGTACTGAGCAGACAGCACAGTTTTCAGCGCCTGAGCCTCGGTAGCGGTATCGCCGGTCTTGAGGGTCTTGTTGGCGGTGGAGGTGGATGCGGCAAAGGTATAGGTCTGACCGTCCACGGTGATGGTGTTGTCATCGGTGCCAGCGGTGCTGACAGTGATGGTGTAAATGCCCTGCACCTCCGGGGTGGTGACGGTTTCCACGGCAGGCATGGAGTCATCAACCAGAACGGTGCGGCCATTCAGGGTGCCGATCTGCAGCTCGCGCTCGATACCGTCCTTGTCGGTGTACTTCATGTACGCCAGCAGCTTGAGGTTTTCGAGGCCGGTAGCAACGGCAGAGTGCATAATGGCGAGGCTGAACGCACCCTTGTTGTCGCCGCAAGCACGCTGCATGGCGGTGTTCAGAGAGGTGCCGTCCATCAGGCCCAGAGCGCCCTCGGAATTGGTCTTGCCGGTGACATCGTAGGTGTGTTCACGGACGAACTTCACGCCCTCAGCGTCTTTCATGGCGAAAACGCCGGTCAGAATCTTGATGATTGTGGCCTGATCGACTTCATCCCAGTATTCGCCAATCTGAGCGGCGACATCGGCGAGAACATCCTCGCCGCCGGTGATGTCGTAGGAGAAGTCGCGCTCAGTCCATGCCTGCGCGCGGCCCACGACAACGCGGGAGTGGGAGAAAGTCTTGGTGGGGTTGCTGGTGATGTTGGTAGAACCGTCATAGTTCTGGGGAACCGCGCCGCTGATGATGCCGCGCAGGGGAATGGTGACGTAGTTGCCACCGACCTGATCGCTCATGGAGTTGGCGATGTCCTGACGCTTTTTGATGGCGCGGGACTTAATCAGCTCGTTGCGGTTCAGGTTGGGAACGCGGTCAACATACTGCTTGAACACGTTACCATTGAAGTTTTTGGAATCAAAGATTGCCATGTGGTTATGCCTCCTGTTGAATTTTTAGGGGTTCGTCGGGTGTAGCTCGATTAGTTGAAATCGGGCACGAAGTTGGGATCGGCATTTGCTGCCGCCATCTGCTCGGACAAGCTCATTTTGTGCGGGTTCCCATCGGGCTTTGCGGGAATCGTGATAGACGGGCCTTTCTTAGCCGGCGCCGGTTCATCAACGACAAAACTGCCGGGGTCGTCGGTTTTGTACTGGGTCAGAAACTCGTCGTAGCCCTGCATCTTGCCGTTCTCGTCCTGCTTAAACTGCTTGGCGATGGCATCCGCGATAAACTGCTTTTTCGCGGCATTGGAGCTGAACTTGACCTCGCCCGCCTTTTCGCGGATGGCAAATTCATACGCCTGTGCGGCGATTTTCCGCTCCCACTCCTTGCCGTCATTCTCGCGCTGCTGACGCAGTGCTGCGAGATCGGACTGAACGGATGCCAGCTTGTCAGCATCGGTCTGTGCGGCGGTCAACTTGGTCTGCAATTCGGCCATGTCGGTATCACGCTGCTTGACCTGCCCCTGCAGGTCGGAAATCTGACCCTGCAGGCCTTTGACCTTGGAATCCATCTTATCGCGGCTGACGTAGGAACCGTCCGCGATATTGGCGAGTTTCAGGCCCGCCGCGCTGATCTTTTCGGTCAACTGGTCGTAGGTCAGTGCCTCGCCCTCGGAAAACAGATTTTTGAGCAATTCCATAAGATTGTCCTTTCGCCGCGATTGATTTATCTTATAATCGCGCGGCCACTCCGCGCACGTCGCGCCATCGCATTTATTTCCCTGCAATGCCGGGTATTTATTTATCAGCCAAAACGGCGTGATAACACAGAAAAAGCGCCGTTTCAGGCGCTTACCTTTATGGCCCTAAAGCCATCCACTGCCATGCGGTCACGGCGCTGTGACAGCCCGGATTGCTTGGCAATGAGATTATAGCGGGTACTTAGAGCGTTGATGTGCTGCTGTGCCTCACGGCGCAGGTCATCGTCACCAGCGGCCCGTGCCGCAATAGCAACATCTTTCCAGCGGCGGGTATCGGTTTCGATTTTCCGCATCATCTGCGAACACTGATAGAGGGTCAGACCCTCTTTGCTGCCGATAGTCACGCCCGCATGGTTTGACATTATCCATGCCGCCAGTTGGTGGTCGGAATATTTTCGCACCGAGTATTCGGTGCTGAACGGCGCGGCAAAGTGCCCGCAGTTCCACTCGCCGATAGGACGCTTGAATCCTGCAAAGTGATGACCGTCCACGTCCACGCAGGCCATGCCCGCCTGCATCTTGGCGTATTCGGCCAGCGGGAAAACATGACCTTGCACCGGCTCATGGTCGGGGGCACTGTTGAGATGCGCGGACAGCTCCACGGCATCATAGCCCAGCGCCTTGCCGATTTCATCGGCGCTGTGCTGGGCGATTTGGCAAGCCCCGTCAATGATGTTCTGCCGGGCGGCGGTATCAAGGCGGCGGTGATAGCCGCTTGCGTACTGCACCTGCATCCCTGCCCAGCCTATATCTTTGATGGTCTGCCGCATAGCCGATTTGTAGTCGGTCATGCCGGTGGACACGCTCAAAATGGCCTTATCTATGGCCTGTTGATAGGGCACGGATATGGCCGTAGTGTTGGACAGGTTTTGCAGCGCCCCGGAGGTCTGCGCGGCGATGTTGCGCGTATACTGTATGAGCCGCTGATTTTCCTCGCGGGGCAGCGGATGCGCCACCAGCGCGGCTTTGAATCGCGGGTCGGTAAAGTTGTCCTGCAAGGCGGCGTTGTACACAACGACCATCTGCTGCTGTGTCAGCCGGGTTGCGGCTTGGAGCTTGCCGGAAATATCGGCGATGTCTGCACCCATTTCCAGCATGACCGTGTAACGGTGTATGCTGGTGGGGTTCATCTCACCGATTTTCTTTATCTGCGCCGCTATTTTCTGGATGAAATACAGATTGACTTCATCCAGATTCGCAATCATTTTGCGAACGGCGACATCAAGCTCTTTTTGGGTCAGCACGGGTCATCACTCCTCGCCGGGGCCACTCCCGAACGGTGTAGCCGGGTTGTTCCCATCCTGATCGGCACCACCGCCATCATCCGGGGGAACGGTGACATCGCTCTGGTCGGGATTGGGCTTCTGGATAGCCATAGCAGCCTGCATTTCGCTGACCTTTTCCTGCTGGACTTCCTGCAGGGCTTTTTCGGCCTGTGCGCGGGTTTCGCCAAAGAACCACATACGCATCTCGATTTTGCTCATCATGCCGTTATTGAGCATGAGGAGCCGCTGCTGCAACTGGGTTTCGGTATCGGCGATAACGGAATCATCCCAATCGAACGACACCTCATATTCGCCAGCCGGGGCGAGATTGTACAGGTCGGCGTACTTATCCATCGCCCGCACGACCTCGCGCAGCGCACGCTCAAGGGCCTGCTGGTTGTCGGCAATGGTGGTATAGGTACGATTGCGCAGGATAGTCAGCTCAGTGGCCGTGCGGGCCTCTGTGTTGGCATCGGAGAGGGTGCCACGGGCCAGCCCGGACTGATCTTCAATCTTCATCAGGATTTGGTTCAGACCGGCCACAAGGGAGCTATCGCGCAGGGTCGGGGCGAAAACATGATATGTTTCATCAGTGCCCAGATCGACCGCGCGGAACAGGCGCTCGTTCAGCTTGGGAGTTTCCATAGCCTTTGCGCCGTTACGCATAACGCCGTCAATGGGTCGCAAGGCCATCGGGTCAACGTCGATAGCCATTTCGCCGCCCTCAAACTCCCACAGCAGGCGGCTGTACTGTGTGTCAGCCTCCTTGATTGTGTCCATGCTCTTGGCGAACACGGCCACGCCCATAGGGGAAAGCGGGTCAACGGTGTTCGCCGATGCCACGCGGAACCAGCCAAAAAGCTGCCCATCCACGTTGTTGACGTAGACCACGGGCTTGAGGTCTTTCCACTGCGGTACTTCCGTCAGGGGGATTTCCTTGCCGAGAGCATCGCGGGAACTGGATTTAAAGGCCCGCTGAGTGATTTTGATTCTATCGCCCTCGACGGTGTGCCGCTCAAGGCGGGAATAGTAGATCTTGCCCTCCGAGAACATATCACGGAAAACGACATCGGACAGGTCGCTGTCATCGCCGAAAGCAATGGGGTACAAATCCCAATCGGGGGTATAGTCGAAATAGATATGCCCATCACGGACATACGGCTTTATCGTCATACCGCCCGCCGCACATCCGATCTCGGTCTTGCTCCGCAGCTGTGTAGCCAGCTTCTCAAACTCCTTGCTCAGAAACTCCGAGCGCGGGTTGGTGATGTCCTCGCCGGTGCTGTCATCCTTGCCCGCCGTGATGCTCCACTTAAATTCAAGCGTGACCTGCCGGGAAATCTCGGACGCGATGAACGCCGGAATATTGAGGGTTTTGACCTGCTTGCCCTTGTAATTGGGCTTGTCCAGATAGGCCCGGTGCCATGCTTCGAGGGCAATCTGCATCTCCTGCGACAGCGGGGTGTCGATGTTCTCCACCTGCTGAATATTCTGATACGGAATCACTCTGCCTAACACCTGCCTTATCATGGTATAGATACTTAAAAAAATAGACATGGGCTGTACCTCACAGGCCGCGCCGTTTCCAGATTGGATTGAGCGCGTACCGCACACTGTCAATGCTGTGGTTATCCTTATCGGGGTATTGCCCGGTCAATTCGTCGTCTTTGGTGCGCTCGTATTCGTATTCGGCAAACTCTCGCGCCGTTTCCGGGCATCGGTTGGGGTCAACGACGATTTTTACCAGCGATTGCAGCCATTTCATGCTGTACCGCACAGAATCCGGCCCCTTTTCAGTGGGGCGGATGGATGCGCCGTAGGCTTTCAAGTCCGCAATGGATTTCGGCTCGGCACTATCTGCAATAATGAGGTCTTGCGATGTTACGTTCTTTTCTTTCTGCAAGCGCTGCCAGAAAACCTCATTCGGGGTTTTGTTGCAGCGCAGTTCATCGAAAATATAGAGCGTCATCTTTGAGGGGCGGTAGCACATCTTGCTCCAATGGTTGGGGTCGGGATACCAGCCCCAGTCGATGCCCTCGTAGATGTAATCAAACGACGCGATTTCGGCGTCGGTGATTTCTCGCAATTCAAGGTTGCTGAACACCTCGCCGCCCGTGCCCGTGGGGATGCCCAGATACTCATGTTCATAGGCGCGGGGGTTGGTTTGCCGCAACAGCTCCGCATCATCAAAGAACATCTGACCGAGCCATTCAGGCGGCACGGTCAGATAAGTGCTGGAATGAACCAGCCTATCGGGGCGCTGGACAAGCGCCTCCTGATTCATAAAGTTGTTCAGGGTGATGGGCGGGTTGAACGACATGAAATTCCAAAATTTAGAGCCGCCACGGTTGGTTGACTGCAACACGTTTCGGATTTCTTTCATCCCATCGAACGTGTCCGCTTCTTCAAACCATGTGATGGCGCAGTACCCTTTGGGGAATTTCAACGATTTCAGCTTCATCGGGTCATCAAGGCCGCGAAAGAGAATCGTCTGCCCGGTGCTTTTCCGGGTAATGCTCATTGGGGAAACATGACAGATAAATTCGCTGTCAAGGCCCAGTTTGTCAAGGGCAAAGACCATCTGGCTGTAAACAGAATCGCGCAGGGTGTTGGCGGTCTTACGGAATATGACCGCGTTGCAAGCCTCGTTCCCCGGCTGAACCATAATCAGCGGGATAGCAAAGCCGATAAAGGACGATTTCAGCGAACCGCGCCCGCCCTTGAGGAGATATTGCGAGTGCCGATGATCGAGAACATCATCCAGCAGTTCGTCATAGTTGGGCGCGATAACATCTTCGATGTAAACATCAGGCATCGGGCACCGCCTCCCCATCGGCAGGGGTCGTGACGGGTGTAGCCGCATTTGCCTGATCGGCATCGGCTTGCTCCGCTACCGGGGCATCGCCCTCAGCCACGGAGGCGGGCTTCTCGCCGCGTATCAGGTGGATGCGCACCGCATTAGGGTCGCTGGCGGGTTCAGTCTTGCCGGGGCCGCCTGTGCCCTCTATGGGCGGCTCAGGCGGGGTGAACTCGTCAACGCCAAACTGGCCGGGGGTGCCCGGTTCCTGCCCTAGAACGCGCAGAATGGCGAACAGGGATTCAATGTTGCCATTGATGGCAGATTGGATAAGGGGAATGAGCATCTGCACCATGAGGGTCGTATTCTCAGAGAACACGTCATCATAGCTCGTCAACTCGGCGCTGGCCTTGTAGTGGGCCTTGCCGCCCTTTTTCTTGTGCTGAGGTTTTGTCAGCAGGTTCAGCAGGGCATCCTTTACCAGCTTCTCCTCCCGGCGCTTTTTGGCCGCGGCCTTGCCGCCTTTGGAGCGGATGGCGAACGCCTCCTCCGGGGGGAGCTGATTCAGTGGCGGTTTCATCCCGGACGTATTGCGAGGCTTTTTCTGCTTTTTCTCGCCCGTGTCGGCGGGCTTCGCGTCTTGCGGCGCGGGGCTTGCGCCGATCTCCGGCATAGCCTCGGTATTTTCGGGCATCTGCTGCCACCTCCTATCAGTAAAAATAAAAAAGCACCCGGCGCATTTCAGCGCTGAGTGCTAAGGGGTATCAGTTACTTTGCGATGGGATTATTCATCATCTGCGTCATCTTCGGCATTTGCCTCGGCATCCTCGGCATCGAGAATGGCGAGTGCCTCAGTATCGCCCCGCTCCGTCAGGATGCGGCGCTCCATGTTGCGCAGGTCATCAAAAAAGCTACCATCCGTTTCAATAGTTCTCTGCTTTGCCATATCGAATCTCCTCTCAATTCATCGAAATTAGCGGTTGTATGTATAATCCTTTTTGCGGGTGATGAACTCATAGCCAAACTTGGGAGCCGTGCGCCGCCAGTAGTCGTTGAGATAGCCAACGGCCATCTGGCGGGCCATGTGTATGGCGGATTGCTTGCTCTTGCCGTCTTTGAGCGCGTCATCATACGCTTTTGTATAGCGATCAGACAAATAACGCTCGATCTGCTTATAGTCTCGGTTGATCTGGTTGTAAAAGGCTTTAGGTTTTGCGCCCTGCCCCTTACGCATGATGTAGTTCATCTCGCCTTGGCCGCTGGCCGTGGCACGGTGTTCCGCCCATTTGGACTCCAGCATGTTTTTGATGTCGGCAAAAGAGAATGTGCCGCCGAAATCTGCCGCGCCTTTGGGGTGTCCGTGCGTGACAGTTGCACCTTTATAATCCAAAACAGACATCGGGAACGATACGGACGTTGCATTGCCCTTGTACGCCTCGATCAGCTTACCGTCTTTGTCAAAAACGAAAAGCTCCTCATGTTTCAGATTGCGGATGCGACGTTCTGCATCCTCAAGGCTCATGTTGCCGAATTTGGAAATATCAAGCGGATGCGGCGAACCGCCGCCCTTGCCCTCTTTACTCAGCCAGTCGATAAAACCGTTGACATTGCCTTTACCGCCTCTGCCGCCCATGTTCAACCTCCATTATAGCGCTATGCGTCGATTTTGTAAATAAAAAAGCGCCGCAATGTCGGTTTTGACATTTCAGCGCTTAGCGTATTAAATTTGCGAATCAGTCATCCGGGACGCTCTCCCGTACATTGCAGGGCTCTTTCTTACCCTTTACTCGCGCCTTGAGTTTTTCCTGAAACGCTGTAACGTGAAAAATGTTTCCCTCGCACCCGGCGGGCACCTTGCCGTAGAAGATGATCTGCGCGGGCTGTAAGCGCCGCAGCATCTCATTGTACCCAGCCATGAACAGGTCTGCCGATTCGGGGCTTGCCTGTGTGCCAACGCTCGACACGGCCACCGCGCCGCCTATCGGCTCACCGTCAAAGCACCATGCAAAGCTGTCCGGCGTACTCCATGAGATGGTCGGAATGACCTTGATGCCATGGGCCTGCCAATAGGCACCCAGCCAGTGCTTGCGGTAATGGTTGTAAATCTGGATGATGCGGGGAAAGTCTGTATATGTGCTGAAATCGGGGGTACATACGGTATCGAACCGCGCCATCATGCCGAGGTAGTTGTCGGGATGCGCCCAGATGCGGTTGAATTGGTAATCATCAACGAAAAAGTGAACGCCATGCTCTGACGGCTCCTCACACCCTTTGGCGTAGTTGAAACTTATCCAGTTTTCAGCCGTAGTCAATTCGGGCCGCAGGATGGGGATGTCGAACCGCCCGGCGCCGGGGAAAATGCCCTTATTGAGATTTTCGTAATTGCGCTCTGTGCGGTACACCATAGACCTCCGGGAAAGCAATAAAAATGCGCCACAGTGTCACAACTGCGGCGCGTAATATAGGGGCAGGTCAACGGCGGCAGTACCGGCGTCGGCCCTCGCGGCGAACCGCGATAATAACCAAAATCAGGCGCGTCATACGGGGAAAGGAGAAAAAGCCCGTTTTGCCGTGGACGCGCCGCGAGGTGAAATGCCCTCAAGCCTCGCATGGTTGCACAGGCTGGAATCGAACCAGCTACTTGCAGGGTATGAACCTGCCGAGCTACCAATGCTCTACTGTGCGATATAATATAGGCCACTGATCGGAAACCGCCAGCGGTGGAACCGCGTGAATGGATTGCAAACCGCGATTTGCCATCACTGGGGAGGTGCAGATCACTTGTGCCGCCGCAATGGCCGGACGGCGGCAATGGCCTAATGGAACCGCATAAGGGCCTTGCACCCTTGCCATGCTATGGGGATAACACAGCGCCCTTTTCGCTCTAATTGCTGATTGAACAGCTATGCGGTGAAATGCCCCGGCCCCGTAGGCTACCGGGGTAAAATTTAGTGCAGGGGTCAAGGGCCTGCACAGCGCCGGGCGTGAGAGGCGCACCCAGCGTATAGGGCTTTTGCCACCTCGGCGCAAACACGAACGCCGCCGCGCTTATTCACGCAGCGGCGTTTGGAGGTGACAGCGGGGAAAGCACGAACGAGGGAGCGCCCAGAACTCCCTCGCCCTAAACCCGCAAATACATAATACGCGCATGGGGGCGAACAATCAATATTTTGCGTTGAATTGTTCGTTTTGTTCGCTTTTTTCTATGTGGTTTTTGCTAAATAGCGCTTGCAGGCCATACGGCAGGCATCGCCAGTGTATCCCGCGCCCACGCTTGCGCCCACCTGCGCCCACGACAGGCCATCCACAAAGCGCAAGTGCATAATGAGCCGCAACTGTGCATCGTCCACGCCGTCAAGGTACGCCGTGATACGATCACGCTCTGCCATAGCGCGGGCCAGCTTGCCCCTGATCTGCTCTTTCAGCTCGATAATGGCTATCGCGTCACTTTCGACACTCGACCCTGCACCGCCGCCACCGGGCATCCCGGACATATTCGGCCCGCCGGGGGATGTGGCGCGGGCCTCAAGCTCTGCAAGGCGCTGTTTATCACGGTCAATCTCCAAATTCAGCCAATGGAGCTGAGATAATTCTTTCATCGTCATAGTCAGACGGCCTCCTTTGCCGTGATGATTTTTGCTTTTAGTGATTCCAGCAGGTGGTTTTGTTCGGTGACGCGGCCCATGACCGTTGCGATGGCATCCTCATCCTGCCCGCCCTGCACGACCAGCGAATGGATGACGACGGGATGCGTCTGCCCTTGTCGGTGTAGCCGCTTGTTTGCCTGCAGATAGACCTCCGCCGAGTACGTCAGCCCAAACCAGATGATGTGATGCCCGCCGTGTTGCAGGTTGAGGCCGTAGCAGCAGGACACGGGATGAGCCAGCAGAACGTCCACCTCTCCCGCGTTCCATGCGCGTTCATCGTCGGGGCCATTGTATACGCGCACCCGCAGACCCAGCGGCTCAAGGGCGGCGAGGATGCGGGCAAGGTCGTGCTGAAACCAGTAGAACAGCAAGGCGTGTTGACCGTGCAGACCCTCGATCAGCTCCACCAGCGCGGCCAGCTTGCAGTCATGGACGGGGATGACCTTGCCATCCTCATCGTACACAGCGCCGTTGCAGAGCTGTAACAGCTTGCCCGCCAGCACTCCCGCCGTGCCCGCTGTGATGGTCGATTCGTCCACTTGCAACAGTGCATCCCGCTCCAAACGCTTATACGCGGAAGCGGCAGGGCCGTCCAGCTTGACGGGTATCTCATCATAGATGCGATCAGGCAGGGTCAAATAGTCATCGCTGGACAGGCTGATACAAATATCACTGATGGCGGCATATATGGCATCTTCCGCGCCCCGGCGGGCCTTGTAAGTAAATATCTGCGATCTGCTGCGCTTGTCCGGCTCAAAGTACATATCGCGGTAAACGGAGATCGTGCGGCCCAGCCGCTGCCCACCGTCCAGCAAGTAGACCTGCGCCCACAAGTCCATGAGGCCGTGCGGCGAGGGGGTGCCGGTCAACTCCACAATGCGCTTGATTTTGGGCCGCATTGACCGCAGGGCCTTAAACCGCTTGGCCTGATGGTTTTTAAACGATGACGATTCATCCAGCACGACCATATCAAACGGCCACGCCTTGCCGTACTCTTTGACGAGCCACTGCACATTGTCCCGATTCGTCACATAGATGTCGGCATCCACTGCCATCGCGGCGCGGCGTTGTGTAGCTGTTCCCAGCACCTCGGAGCAGCGCAGATGCCGCAGATGCTGCCACCCTGAAATTTCGGTGCGCCATGTTGCCTCGGCAACTTTTTTCGGCGCAATGACGAGGCATCGCCGAATTTGCCACGCATAATACTTGAGGTAGTTAAACGCGGTCAGCGTCATCACAGTTTTGCCCATGCCCATGTCCACGAAAAGCCCAGCGGCGGGGTGATCGATGATGTGCTGGATGCAAAACTGCTGATAGGGGTAGGGGGGGAACTCTTTACAATCCATCTTGCCGCATGACCTCCTCGCAATGGCTGAGAATCGTCTGCACCTGTTCCGGGGTCGATACCGTGCTGAACACGGTAAAGCCCAGCCGCCTCATCTGATTCTGTACATACGTCTGCCGCATCCGCTCCCGCTTGCCCACCTGTTTAAGCTCCACGAACACAACACGACCTCCCGGCAACAGAATCATCCTATCGGGCACCCCAGATGTACCGGGGCTTTCAAATTTCAGGCATTGCGCCCCGCCGCCCAATTTCTTCACACCGTCACGCAGCTTGCGCTCGATGACCTTTTCCAATTCCGGCATCCTAATAGCCTCCCATCTTTTTCGCGGCATCGCCGCCGCGCTTGTCCACCTGACTGACACACGCGCACGCGCGTATAGACCCGTAAATACGGGGGTATATGCGCTCTCACGCGCGTTATTTTACTTATTTTTATTTTTATTTATTTTAAGTGTCAGAAGTGTCAGTTATAGATATATTGCAACGATACATCGTTAAAATTTAGGCTGACACTTTAACTGACACTTGTATTTTGCGTGTCAGTTGTGTCAGTGCGCTTGTTCACAATTTTTTCATATTTAACTGACACTTCTGACGGTTCTGACACTTGGCATATAAGGAAGTGTCAGCTTTTTGGCCCAAAGTGTCAGTTGATTTTTATACATATTACACCTGTCTGTTGAATCTCCGATAACCGCGCTGCTGCTTGTACGGCCCAAACTTCATGCCCCGGTTAGCCTCCCATCCGGGGGTGCTTGCCAGCACGGCGTTGATTTCGCGGGTGTCTGCCTGCTTGATGTCACGGGGGGCACCGTTGAAAAGTTCGCACCAAACCTCGGCGGCACAGATGCGGTCACGGGGCATCGTCGGGATGTCCTGCCCCTTGCAAGCCCCGGCCCAGTAATCGCGGCGCTTGTCCAGCGGCCACTCAAGCCAGTTCGTGGGAACATCACGCTCCACAAAATCGCGGATAAGACCCTCGCGGACGGATGCCTCGCGGTGATCTTCCTGCCGTGCGCGGGCCGCGTCTGCCAGATCGCCGGTCAGGAACAGCGGCTCTCCCATCATCCAGCGCATCTTTGCCTCAGCCCAAATCTGATTGATTTCGTCATCGGTCAGATCCCATGCGCGGTGAATCAGTTCGCCTTGTCCCACATCCACGGGCCAGAAACGGCGGTTGCCCGTGGTATCTTGCAGAAAATCGCTGACGTTGCAGGTGCCGAAAAAGACACAGCAGCGGGGCAGTTCTTTCACATTGCGGCCATAGGCGGCGCGGTAGCGGTCATAGCGCAGGCTCAAAAACTGCTTGATGCGGGATACATCTGTTTTACGGAAAGCGTCAAGCTCTGCCACTTCGACCAGCCAAACGCCCTGTAAAAGCTCGGATGCCTCTTTACCCTCAAACGTGCGGATGCTGTCGTTGTACCAGCCCTTGCTCATTCTGTCCAGCAGCGTGGACTTGCCGAGGCCCTGCGGTCCGCACAGAATCAGCATATTATCGAACTTGCATCCCGGCTCCATCGCGCGGGCCACAGCACCGACAAACGCCTTGCGGGTGACAGCGCGGGTATAGGGGGAATCGTCAGCACCGAGGTAGTCGATGAATAGGGTGTCCAGCCGAGGCACTCCATCCCACGCCAGACCCTTGATGAAATCCTGCACCTCGTTAAATGCGTGTGTAGCCGCATGGATGTCCAGCCCCGCGTCGATGGCGTTGCGCTTTGTGATCTTGTATCCCTTTTCCATGTACCAGTACATTGCGCTGATGTCAGAATCAGCCCATGCCCGCCGCTTGAATTTGTCGGGGTCTTTGTCCCACGGCAGGGGGTACAGCACCTCGCCGCGCCCGCTGAACTCATTCAGCATGAACCGCCCGCACAGGCGGGGGTCATTGTTGAGAATCAGCAGAACATTGTCGATGGTCTGCTTGATTTTGCCGTTTTCATCGCGCTGGATATAGCCCAGCCATGCGTTGGGGTCGGTTTGCTGACCGTCATCGCCGATGACCTCGCCCTGCACAGGCTCGGCGCCGTCACTGTCGCCGGGGGTCTGTTGAGGCCCGTTGCCGGGGATGGGGGCGATAGCGCCAAAGTCAGCCTGCAACTGGGCAAACTGCTCTTTGTTGTAGATGGCCTGCACCGCGCTATCCTGCAACGACATTTCGCACATCGCCTTATAAGATGGGAGCTTGCTGACCGGGGTGTTGCCGGGGGCGCTGTCGTCCTTATCGCCGTACAGGTGCAGGCGAACAAGGTCAAATGCGTTCACAAGCTGCATAGAGCAGGGGTCAGTAGCGTGATGGCTGTACAGGAATTTGCCGTTATCGTAGATGATAGCGCCGCCCGCCGTGCTGCCGCCCGTATAGGTGTACCGCTCCTCGCTGCCCATAATGCACGGGGTATAGATGCCGGGCAGAAACTTGTCCATCGCCGTGCGGATGTCATAGGCGCGGCAGAACGCGCCCACGATGCCGGGCTTTGTCAGCGGGTCGCCCTGCTTGAGCGCCATCTTTTGGTAGTTCGGAGCAGCACCGGGAACCTGTGGCCACTCGACCATGTTGCGCCAGTCCGTGTAGGTTCCCAGCAGGAATGCCACAGATGCCAGCGGCGCATCCCTGTAGCGGAACACATAATCCGAATCCACGCAGGCACTCGGCCAGTACATGAGGCGGCTTGCCTGAAATGTGGTAGGGTCGGCCTTATCAATGCCGATCAGCCACGCCAGCCGCCGTGCCAGTGGCTCGTACTCATCGGGGGTAGCAGTACGGTCAAGGGGGATTACAACGCGCAGGCGGGGCTTATTGGGGCAGTGCTTGCGTGTGGAGTAGATCGCATAGCTGCATCCGATGGCATCCACGCGGCTCACGATTTCATCGGTGCCCCAGCCGGGGATATTATCGAAGTCAAGCGTCACAAGGTCACGCCCGGTCACTGCATTGGCCTTGCGCCGTCCGCCGTTGAGGGAGCCGCCCACGAACCCGCCGACATCCTTTAATGCGTCCTGCTGAGGTTTCGGCAGGTGCATATAAGCGTCGAGCGTTTCCGTTGAACGGACGGGATTCCGCAGGCGGTCATACAGCTCTGCCACGGTCATCAGCTGAGGTTTCCAGTTGAGATCGTTTCGGGATGCGCCGGTGGTGATGGTAATTTGTCTATCGAATTGCATGACCATTTTCCTTGCTTTATCGTTATAATGGGGTTTCGCTGTTAGGCTGTTCACGGCTGAACAGTTCAGATGCAACGGATGTCAGGTATCCGGCAATTTCGGAAAGCTCAATGCTCTTGGTTTCCCACCGCATGAGCGTGTACACGGACTGCTCCGGCTTTTCGGGGTCGGTGCCACGGGCGATGCACACCAGATTTTTAGGATTCTGCTTTGCAATGGCCGTCAGCCATGCCGCGATGCCCTTTGTGTAATCGTTGCCGTTCGGGTCAAGGATGACTACGGGATAAACCTCGGCATCCTCTTTTTCATTCGGTGTAGCCATATCTCAGATTTCCTCCTCACTTGTAGATGTCGCCGCTCTGCTTGTGCCGCAGGGTGATTCGGCCTACGACCTCAAACCCCGCCAGCCCGCAAATGTACTTGACCGTGTGGATAAGCGCGGCGATGGCATCAAACCGCGCCCGGTATTCACTGGTTGCTGCCGCCTCAATGCCCTGATATGCGGTAGGGTCAGCATAGCCTTTATCGTTGTAGTAAGGATTGTTGCGGGAGTTGAACGCCCGTTCATCGACAGAAAACTCAATCACTATGGCCACCCTCCTCTACGCCCACAGAGGCGCTCTGTGTGGCGGTTTCGGTTTCGCTCGGTACATTTGCTGTCGTAACAGTTTCGCCCTCAGACGGGGCATCTGCGGGGCTGTCAGCGGGCGCCCAGCCCGTGGCCTGAATCAGCGCATCATACCGCATCATTTCGTTTACGACCTCGGCCACAGTAGGGGACGGGGCTGCCTTTTCCGGCTCAAAACCAAAATGATCGTTGAGAGCCTGTTTGCGCCAGTATTGAGCCATGCGGACAGCGTGATTTCGTTCATCGGCATGACGATATGCGGTGGTTTTCCAGATGCGGGTTTCCTGCTTGGCAAACTCAAGGCGCGTTTTTAGGGATGCGATTTCAGATTCCGCGCTCTTTTTGGTGATGTAGTGCTGAATCGTAGCGCAGACAGTACCCAGCACCAGCAGACCGCCCCAAACAATATCAGTGTTCACAGCTCATCCTCCCAATCCTCAGAGATGCCCTCGTCAAAATCTTCATCTGCCGGTTCAATGAACAGGCAGTGATGCTTATCAAACGGGATGGACGTGCCATCGGGGAAAGCCTCGACCTCTCCCGTGGATTGCTCGGAATAAATAACCTCACCATCATCGGGGGACATCTTTTTTGCATCCTCGGCGGATTCGGCATAAACCATAAAAAAGCCACTGAACGGTACTTTATACAGACATTTCATTTTTCGTCAGCCTCCTCAATATGTTTCAGTGTAGCCGTTGCCAGCACGTCCTGCAGGCGGGGATGCTTGCCGCATGATTTAGCCTCGGTGCAAAACTGATACTGCGGGTTGATTTCGCATTGCGGAACCATCATGTTTGCGATGTCGGGGGCAACGGTGGCAACGCAACGCCGCATCGCCATAAACAGGGAGCGGATTTCAAGCTGCGCCCTACGGCACATCCGCAAATAGCTGGCCTCAATCAACGCCCGCGCGTTCATGGAGATACACAATTCAGTGGGGGCGCCGTTGGGCAGAACCATCCGCGCGTCCTCTTTTTCCGTGCCAGCCTCAATCAAGCGGTCATAGGCATCCCATGCGTAGTCGTAGGCATCGGCAATGATGCCGTTCTGATCTTCATTAGTGGATGTAGGGAAAACCGGCTCGGAGCGGCTTTCATTGCAATAGCGTTGACTGCGCACGGAAAAGCTGGAATGCCGATGCCGGGTCAACTGGGCGAGGCAAGCACGGCTGATACCCTTGATGCGGAATGTGAAGTAGGCATGTTCATATACACTCAGATGCCCGGTTTTGGCACAATTATGGGCGATTTTGAAATCCCAGAAATCCGGCTTGCTGTCGTAGCACACACTCGCAGCCTGTTCAATAATGCGCATGGGACTGGGCGTAATGCCCATCGGATTATTGACCGTGCCGCACTGACCGGGGAGCGGGCGGGAACAGGCAATCAGTTCAACATTCATGGCTCAGGGCCTCCTTTTCGATGCAGGCGTTGCCGCCCATCCGCTGGTAAGCGGTAGCTTTTGCGTTATCGGGTACGATTTTCAGCAGTTTGTCATCGCCGCCCAGCGAGAGAAACTTATCTTTGTACCAGTTGGCTTTTGACAATTCCTGCGTTGCACCGTCTTTCAAACCGCAGCGGTATAAGTATTTGTAGCGGCTCAACAGACAAAAATACTGCACGGCGGCAGTGCCGAACCGCTCCTCCATCTCGATGATGCACTCTTTCTGGCTGGGGCGATTGTAGTGGTCGGGATGATTCACCATCTCCGGCTCGTCATCCTCCCGATCTCTCCCGAATAACGGCTGTGTAGCTGTTCCGAGCGTTGCCACGATGGCGCCCAGCAGGAAGATGGCAGTGATAAACGCCAGAACCAGAGCAATGATAAAAAGACCTATGAGAACCTTTGCGATAGATGTCAGAATAACCATTTTTAACTCCTCCTATGATACAAACAGATCAGGCGGCATAGCCTTATCGTCAATGTAGTAATCAGCGCCGATTTTACGCGGGTTGGTGCCGTATGCCCGTTTCAATTCCTCGGTGTTGTCGTTCACTGCGTCAAATTCCAGCCCGTAACAGCGGCAAAACTCCACGGCGCGGGTCAGCAACTCACCCTCCCGGCACGTCCACAGGATAATCTTTGCACCGAGGCGGCGGCGAGATATGAGTTTGTCGATCAGGGGCAAATTGGGTGCGCCGATTTCAGGGTAGGCGTTTTCGCAGAGGGTGCCGTCAAAGTCAACGGCGTATGTGGTCGGACGGCTCATTTCAGTTTTTGCTCCTCCATGTATGCCGCCCATTGGCGGTCTTTTTCGGCTTTCATCGCCTTATCCATCGCGGTCATCATGCGGCGCACGACCTCAGCGGCGATTTGCAGCTTTTTAGAACCCTCGGCGATGTCGGGGCTGTCAGCCGTCCAGCGGGCGGTCACGACGACGCTGGGCACCGCCCCGGCGTAGTAGAAACAGGCATCCACAGCGTCACAGTAGAGGGAGGAACGGATGCGCGGGGTAGCGCGGGTACTGCCGAGCATCGTCATGCCTCGCTCGGCAAGGGTCTGAGGGGTAGAGGTAATGATGCGATCATTGATGTGGGCATCATGCGCCGCCTCGCGCAGACAGCGCTCCCGAATTTCATCGGTAATTTTCAAGTGCATCATAGTGGCACCTCACTGCAACAGCGAATTAAAAAGGCGCTCGGCGGCTGTTCTGCTGGCGCACTCACGCAGGGCATCGCGTTCATTCATCGCCAGAGCTCCCGCCTGCATCAGCAAATCCATAGCTTTTGCAAGGCGTATATTATAGTAGTTGACACGCATACCGTGGACAATGCGCTGATGGTAGGTGCGCCGACCATGCTCGATCAGGTCACGGATGGCCTTTGCCCCGGCGAACATAGCGACACCCGCCTGCCGATACACGGCCAGTTCACGGGCCATGTCGGCCACGACATTGAGGTTTTTCAAATCCTCGGCGCTTTCATTGCACCACAAGACATCCTCAACTGCGCCAGTCTTTTCGTTGTAGATGATGGAGTATTTACTGTCTCGAATGTCAATCCTCATGGCTGCTCACCTCCCAGAGCTTTTCGTCGTGTAGCCGTTCGTTCCACCGCCGATGCTTTGCGGACATCGTCCTGCCGACCTCGGCGGGGTCATTCAGTGCGGCGGGCAAAATACTGATGCACAATTCCACATCCGCGATTTCCTCTTGCAGATTGGCAACACAATCCGCGCGGGATTTCGGCGTGGGGTTCTCGTTGCGTATCTTGCGGGCCATCTTGAGCGCAGCCTGCGCCAGTTCAGCCGATTCCTCGGCAAGTTGTTCCAGCAGTGCCGCCGTGCCGATCATTTCCAAAATGTCATCGGACATCGTCTGTACCTCCCACAATGTCAGCAAGGTTGATAATCTCGCCGGGACGCAGATTATTAAAAGCCCCTGTCGGTAGCGGAATGGTGCGCTGTCCCTCGCCCTTAAAATAGCGGTGATTCGGATTAGGTTTCGCCTCAATAGGCCAGACGATAGTTTTTGCAAACGGCATCATGGCCTTTGCGAGCGCGATGTCCTGTGCAGACCAGATTGAGGGTAGCTCCCAATTATTAGGTGAACTTTCGCATAAAATGCAAAACCCGCTATCCTCACGGGCAAAGCATCCCTTGCAAACGTCTGTTCCGTTTTCGTTACAATATCTGGACAGATAGTCCGCCGCGCGGCGGGCATCCGCAGAATTTGTCATCCGTTCCATGCTTTACTCCTCCTTTGCCATTAGGTCTTTGCCGCACAGCGGGCAGATTTTGCCATCCACTTTGATGCCGCATACGGGGCAGCGCAGGCGCACGTTGGTGTTGATTTCGTGGCTGTCGGCCTCACTGGCCGCGCCCTCAAGGTTTTTCACGGCCTGCGCGTAGTAGCTGTCTTTCAGTTCAACACCCAGCCCACGACGGCCCATGAGTACGGCCTGATAGGGCACAGAACCGATACCCGCAAACGGGTCAAGCACGATGTCGCCGGGATTCGTCCACAGGTCGATGCACCGCTCGATAACATCCAACTGCAACGGGCAGATGTGCTTTTCATCCTTTTCATCGCGGGCGCTTTTACGTTGCAGAGTGTTGGACTGCCGCACATCCATCCAGACCGGCGAGGCGTATTTCTGCCACACATCCACGGGAAAAGATTCATGGTCGTGAGGGATAGGCTCAGGGTTTTCACCCGGCTTGCGGAACGTCACGACATAATCGGGCAGACCCTGCCTCGACATCGCCGAATCCTTGCGGATCTGTTTGTGTAGCAAGCCGAGGGCTTTCGTGCGTTGCATCTCCGTGACTGGATTTTTCCAGATGCAGACCTCCGAATGGAAGATGAACCCGTACTCGGTCATCTCGCGGATGATGTCGCCGCGAAAATCCTTGATGCCGATAAAGCCATCACGGGATTTCATGGCAGGCAGATTCATGCAGTGGATGGACACCAGCCGCCCCGGCATGATGACCCGGTACAGCTCCGCCACAAGGTAGCCAAAGTGTTGTGCAAACTCCGCGCCGTCGCTGCTGTTGCCCATATCGCGGTCACTGTTGGAATAGGTGTACAGGCTTGCGAACGGCGGGGAAAAGATGGAATAGTGGATGCTGTTGTCGGGGATGCCGCGCAGGGTTTCCACGCAATCCCCCTGATACATCGCCCAGCGCTGTGCACTGTCGATCAACTGATTAAGCACATTCATGGTTAAACTCCTCCCATGCAGGCAGGCGCATAGCCGTCTGCGGTTCATAGGGCGTTGTCAGGCGGCAGGTGCTTTGCAACTGCTTTTTGACGATTTCGCGGGTCTGTTCGCCCATCGCGGCCCGCATCTTATCACAATCGGCCTGTTTGCGCTCGATATTGGCCTTGACTGCGCCCTCGCGGGCACTGATAACGATGTACACATCCACCGGCTCAGATTGCCCAAAACGCCAACAGCGGCGCACAGCCTGATAATATTGCTCATAACTGTCAGACAAACCGACAAAAATCATCTTGTGGCAGTTCTGCCAGTTCATGCCGAATCCGGCGATAGAGGGCTTTGTGACAAGCGCCCGGCTAAAACCCATTGAAAAACTAAGCAGGCGAGAGCTTTTCAGCGATGCCTTATCACTGCCCTTGACCTCTACCGCATCGGGGATGCCGTGCGCCAGTGCTTCACTCTCCGAATTGAGGTCGCACCACACGAGCCACTGTTCGCCGGGGTCGCCATTCACCAGATCAGCCGCCGCTTGGCACCGTTCTGCGAGTGTAGCTCGTCTGGCCTCCCGCCGCTGCGTCAGCGTCATGCTCTCGGTAATCGGTGCATCTCCGTCCACGATAACCTCATGCACCCTCAGCGGCGGGAGGTCGTACCCCGGCAGATCGTAGCCGAGGTCTGCGGGGCTGTTCATAACCACAGCCCAACTACCCAGCCATTGCCAGAAAACGTCCTCAGCGTGACCTTTGAGCCGCCATTTCGATGTCTGCCCGCCATCATGGACAAAGAACATGGACAGCATCTCAGAATAGGACATGATGCCCAAAAATTCTGCGTGATTGCCCAGCTCCATAAAGTCATTGGGCGCGGGGGTGGCGGTGCAGGCCAGCCGGAACGGCGTATCGGAGAAAAAGTCGATGATCTGATTGCGCACTTTGCCCGTAAAGGATTTCAGGATGCTGGATTCATCCAGAACTACGGCTGAGAAATGCACCCCGGCGAATTTGTCCAGTTTCTCATAGTTGGTGATGTTCACGCCGGGCTGAATATCGTCGGCGGTTTCGCAGAGGGTAACGGGCACTCCGAATTTCAAGCCCTCTCCCACGGTCTGCGGAGAAACGGTCAGAGGCGCTACAATGAGGGCATCCCCCCCCCGTATGCTCACAAACCCGATGCGCCCATTCAAGTTGCATCGCGGTCTTGCCGAGGCCGCAATCGGCAAAAATAGCGGCGCGGCCCTTTGCCAGCGCCCACCGCACGATGTCCTTTTGGAAGTCGTACAACTTATTGTTGAGGTCGTCCACGGTCAGGGCGATACTGTCGGTGTGTACAGCCCGCTCCGATTTGTGAACAACGAAATCAGTGTAATTTTCCATCCTCTACCTCCGGGAACCATTTCTTTGTGACCGCGATGGGGAACTCCTCGATCTCCGAGGCCCAAACGCATAACTCTTTGCGCCCAGCGTGTAGCTGTGCCCACACATACGGAAAACCGCCGATGCCGTCGAACAAACTGCCGAGGGTTGCATCCTCCGGCAGACGGTCAGCGATACCGCCGAGAACGTAGTACCACTGCGGCAGTGCGATAGAATTGCCCAGCGCCTTATATCGGGGCGTGTCAGCATCCTTGTGGGTCTTGCCCTTGCTGTCTATCCACTCTCCGAGGTCTGTCCACCCATCGGGATAGCCCTGCAGGCGCTCACACTCGGTAGGGGTCAGCCGCCGCACAATCCAGCGGATGATTTTTTCAATCACCGATGGCCCTGTGTTAGCTCCGCCCTGCCCGGTGGCGGTTGTCAGAGTTACAGCTTTATCACCCGTTAGAGTACCGTTATACAGGTCTGCACCTACGGGCTGGGCGATTACTCTACCGAGAGAATCCGCCCTGCCGGGGCCCTTATAATCGCGGGCCAGTAGCGCACCTGCTACGGTATCGCCCTGCAAAGTGATGGCTGTATAGTCGGTGACGCGGCTGTTGTGGTCGCCGATCATGGTAGGGGATGTCATGCCGTCGCCGTTGCCCCGTGCATCATAGATAAGCGGCTCGGCCACGGGGTTGATGTAGTTGAGGCTTTGCCCGCCGTTGCCTTTTGCTTGCAAGGTTGCGGACAGTTCCTCATTGGCAGTCATATTGCGGCAGTCAAGCGCGAATGCAACGGCAGGACGATCAATCGTGTTCAGAGTGTAACAGACATCCTCTTTGACACCGGTGCCATTTACACCCGCCGTATCTGCGCGGTCAATCGTGTTGCCCTGAATACAGAATGTCAGTTCGACAATAGCAATGCCGCCCTGATTCTTTGCGGGGTCAGGCGGTGAGGTGTCAAGAGTCTTTGCGATTTCAACCTCGCGGCACCCGCTGTGCGGATTGCTGGATTTCATGGAATTGGACGCTAAACTGTCAAAACTGTATGCTTTCGGCGGTTCAGCCACAAAAAGAGTCTGGTCTTGCAAGGTGGAGAGGGTGGCGCTCTTTTCGGTCTGCACCAACGCACCCTTGCCGCCGCCCTCACACCCAGAACGGATTTTCAGAGTGAACGCTCGATCTGCTGTTCCAGCGCCGTTTTCAACAGCTCCGGCAACTGCTTGCCCCGGCGTGACGCCCGGCGCAAAATGCCCTCGCAGGCTTTCCGGCTCAAATAGTATTTCTCCGGCACGCCCACCTGTAAGATCGAGGACAAGCGAGATGCGCAGGCGACGTTGGGGAACGCCCCAGTGCTGGGCATCCATAGTTCGCCACGCCAGCGAGTAGTGGTCTGCCAGAACGGCTCCGGCGCGGGGCCATTTAATCCCCCCCCCCGTGCGTCCGTAGGTCTAGGAATAACAGCGTCGGGGTCGATGACCCGACAGAGGCTTTGCAGGACGGCATGGAAATCTTCTCCTTTGTTTGAACTGAACGCGCCGGGAACATTCTCCCAGACGGCGTATTTGGGGTACGCGCCAAAAGTGGCGTATCTCATTTCGCGGATGATGCGGACAGCCTCAGAGAACAGCCCAGAGCGTTCTCCGGCCATACCGGCCCTTTTCCCGGCGATGGAAAGGTCTTGACACGGCGATCCGAACGTAATGACATCCACGGGCGGGATGGTGTACCCGCTCATTTTCGTAATGTCGCCAAGATGTACCATTGTCAAGCCTCCTCAGTAACAGCGGCGGCAGTGTGTGTAGCCATCAGTGCTTTGCGCTCGGCCATCAAAATCTGCCCCAGCTTGTTCAGCCCCTTAGTGCCCTCACTACGGCAGCGGGCGCATTCGCACACGCCCCAGTAGTTGTCATTCCATGTGTTACCCTCGATCAGTTCGGCGTCGCCGGTGTCGATAAGAGCCTGTGCAAGGGCAGGATTCTGAGAAAATTTCGCATGGATGACATCGGCCATGATGCCGTCACGCTCTTTATCCCATCCCTTGCGCAGTTTGATTTTGCGCCCGATGGCTTTTGCCACATTGGGCGGGACAGTGCAGAACGCCGCGCGGTCAATCGGGACATTGCATTTTGCCGCCTGAAAAGCGGCCTCGGCGCTCCGATAGGTCAGCCCATCAATGGTGATAGGGCAGGCGCAGTAGTTGCTCAAAAAGTGGTATTCGCCGGTAAAGGCGGTGATTTGTACCTTGCTCATTTTCTTTTACGTTTCCTTTCTCGGCTGGTCGCCTTGACCTCAACGCCCGAATCGTGGAGCATCGAGCGCATGAACAGGTCGCCTAAATCCTCGGTCTGATATTCCATGTACTTGTCCAGCACCGCCTCGAAATGATCTGCCACGCGCTGAACAGTACGCGGCGATAAGCCGCATTGGAGCATGGACAGCGCCCAAACATACTGTGCGCGGGTGCTGATGTCGGCGCGTTCTTTCATAACGGCCTCATGGACGCGCCGTTCCATGACCTTTTTGCCGTTCTGGTCGAGATGAATAAGAGCGTTCATGCGATAATCAGTCCTTTTTGAAGAATTTATCGACCCATCCGTCCGCGTTGAGGGGGAGTGCCTGCGCCCATGGGATGGGCTTTGTCATAATTTTTGTAACGGTGTCCAGCATCGTGTCATTGTCGGCCCATGCAGGCGTGTCGATGACGACTTCATCATGGATGTGGAATACGACGTGTAGGCCCTGTGCCTCAAGGTTTTCAATGGCGATTGCCAGACAGTCACGGGCGATAGCCTGCACGATGTTCTCCACCAGCTTGCCGCCGTAGGTTTCCACCCGCTCCCATCGTTTGGTCGTCTGATTCTGACCCATATAGCTGACCGAGGGATTGCCCCAGCGGTTTGCGCCGATTTCGGGGGATGGATAGTACAGCTTGCGCCCGGACGGCAGCAGAATCGTCATGTACCGGGTGCCCGTGATGACATCCAGCTCACAGGCCAGAGTGATGACGGCATCGGTGGTTTCGGAGCGGATAGTCTGTGCGCCGCCGTTGGTGATGACGGTGACGGCGGCAGAATCAACGATGTTCCACAAATCGCGTATCATCGAATTTGTTTCGCGCCATCTGTCCACAATGCCCTTGACTTCATCATCGGAGAGGTCGTCGAGGTTATGCCCAGTGTCCATGCGGCGCATTGCACTGACACCGCCCTGATAGCCGAGGGCCAGTTCTGCGACTTTGCCGCGCTGGCGCAGAGCGTATTCCGGGTTGCCCTTTTTGATTTTCTCAATGGGCACATGGAACATCTGCGATGCCGACGCTTCATAGATTTTGCCGTGGGTGCGGAAAACTTCAAGCCGCCATTCCTGACCCGCCAGCCACGAGATGACGCGGGCCTCAATGGCCGAGAAGTCGGCATCGATCAGAACATTGCCGGGGGTCGCTACAAAGGCTGTGCGGATAAGCTGCGACAGCGTATCATTGATACTGCCGTACATCAGCCGCAGACCGTCAATATTGCGATCTTTGACGAGCTGACGCGCCGGGGGCAGGGGGTGGGTATAGGTGCGGGGGAGATTCTGCACCTGCACCAGACGGCCCGCCCAGCGCCCGGTGCGGTTCGCCCCGTAGAATTGGAGCAGGCCACGGACGCGGCCATCATCTGCGATGCAGGTTTCCAGCGCATCATATTTTTTGGTGCTGGTCTTGCCGAGTTCCTGCCGGATTTCGAGCATCCGCTGCACATTGGCGGGCTGAGGCTGTTTCAGCATCGTGGCGACGGTTTCTTTGGTGACGCTGGTAATCTCGGCATCGCTGTCCGTAGCATCGGTCAGCCATCGAGCCAACTGTTTGATGGAGTTGGGGTTGTCCAGCCCGGAGAGCTGGCGGGCCTCGGCCATCAACTGGCTTTTGACCGTAGCGCCGATGACGAGAGCGCCGCTCACCATTTCCATGTCAGCGGCCACGCCTCGCGCGTTCATCATCAAGTCAGTTTCCCATTGCTTTTGCACAAAGGCGGGCACGGGGAACGCCGACAAGCGGCGGTCAATCTCCATTTCGGTGACGACATCCTGCCCGTTGTACTCTTTGAACAGCGCCCATTTGGCGGGGTCGTGCCGAGGAAGATTGCGAGTGCGGTTCCCGTTGGCATTGGAGGGCTTGCAGGGAACGCAGAAATAGCGGATAAGGGCCTTGCCCGTCGTCAACTTTTTCTTATCTTCGGGCAGACCCATCGCTCTGCCCGCCGCGTCCAGAGATGCCGGGTAGCCGCAGTAGAGCGCGTGGAGCATCGTATCGCGCCACTGATCGGGGGGCAGCCATCCCAGATACTTGCTGAGAGCGAACCATTCAAAGGCCGCGTTGTAGGCGTGTTTTATGTACAAGGGATTTTTGAGGGCATTTTTCAGCCAAAGGGGAATAACCTGCCCGCTTGCCACGTCGATGACCTCAACGGGCATCCCATCGAGACTGTATGCGAAAAGCAGAATCTCAAAAGACGGGTCGAGGATATATCGGTATGACCCCGCCGCGCCGATGCTGACGGTGCTGTAAGTCTCAAGGTCAATACTCAGATGGTGTAGCAGTTCACTCATTGCCGTTCTCCTCATATCCGAGTTCAGCCAAAACCGAGCCAATCAGCACGGAGGTGTTGACCCCACGCCCCTCAAGGGTAATGACGATAGCCGTAAACAGGGGCGTACCCTGTACCCACTGAACAATCTCACGAGGAGTCATGGAAGTGGCATTGTGGATAGATGCGACGGCATCCTCGTCAACAAGATCATTCGCTCTCCAAACATTGCGGGTCTGGCGCTCAATATCGCAGACGAGCATCGTCTGCACGGTTTCGGGGCGCCGCAGGAGCATCCGTACAATGTTCATAAGGTGCGAGGTTTCCAGTTCTTTGATGCTCACCACTGTATCGTTATTCGTGCGCCAAACCTTGGCGCTGTCAAATCTGGTTTTCATCTGGGCATTTCCTTTCCTTTATATAAGGGAACCTGCATAGATCGCACCCATAAGGGGCGCGGGAATAATTACGATTTACGGATACGGAAGCAGACGGGCGCGGACAGCCACGCGAAGGAGGCGTTGTCGCTGCTCGCATGGCCGTTGGCGCTCACATAGCAGAAGGCGGAGGAGTTGCCGGATCGCTGAGAAGATGTCCAATAGGCAGTAGAATCGCCGTTGTGTTCATACATTTTCATGCGATGCCGACGGTCTTTGTACCAATCCATCTGCTTATACAGATCCTCATCACTGAGAACACTGTCACCGCTGAACAGTTCAGACATGGCAGGCAGGAACAGGCGTTCAAGACGACTAATTTTCTTTCCGTTGATAGTATGCTTGCGTTCGGTATCGATGATAGCCTTGCGCAGTTCATCGGGTAGCAGATGATTGATGCGGTCAAGCCATTTTTCGACATTACCATAGGTCATGTCGTCACCGAGGCAATCCTCGGAATCAAAGCGGATGGCCTTATCGTCGATGTCAGTGACGGTGCACTCAATGCGACGGCCATCCAGCAAGTCAAAGGCCAGCACATCGCCAATGTGCGGATTGGATGTGATTTCTTTCAGGGCAGTGCCGATGTCAATATCGGTGCAGACGGTTTTACGCAAAGTTGCAAAGCTCATTTGTAGGTTCCTTTCCTTTATGTACGGGCTTGATTTTCCTCTTGATTTCTGCCCCGGAGCCGGAGTTGAACCGACATCGCGCGCTTGCTCTACCATTGAGCTATCCGAGTACATGAGAGGAGGGGCCGTAGCCCCTCCCGGTATAGAAAGAGGTGGATGATTATTTAATTACCAGTACCCTGCCGAAAAGCGTGGTAGCTGGGTCAAATAGGGAATCTATCACCCTATGGGGGAGTGCCGCGATTACATCGGATTCCCGGTCAGCGGATTCACAGCGCCGCCAGAAGCATACATCTGTGTAGCGCCGTTCCACGGTGCCGGGTTCGCGGCAGGCGCGGAGTAAGGCTGCTGGTACGCGGGCACAGCCGGAGCGGCAGTCGGCATAGGGTTTGCCTGCGGCCAGCCCTGCTGCATAGGAGCAGCAGCGGGAGCCACGGCATTGCCGACACCGGCGAAATCAGATGCGGCAGATGCACCGCCAGACAGCGGCTCACCGTCACGGGTTTTCATTACATTGCCCAGCCCGCAACCAACGCCACGCTTGCCAGCGGTGTTAAAGGGATAAAAGCGGACGGTCACACGGGCGTACATACCGCTGTAGATGTCCTGCGGGGCCAGTTCCACGTTGATGTTGTCCTGCCCGACGACCTGCGGCTTGTTTTTGGAGCTGGCCGTGATGACCCAGCAACCGTGACACTCATCGCCAAACGGGATGCCACTGGGGCGGACACCATCGCCATCGTGGATAATGGAATCCAGATTCGGCGGGACAATGCCGCCCCACAACGTACCCGCGCCGACCTGTGCCGCCGCCTGAATGGCGGCGCGGAAGTCCGCGATAGTGGCGGTGTCGGTCTTGGGAATCAGCAGGGTAGCGCTGTATTTAGCGTCGCCCACGCCGCCCTGCGGCTGACGGGGCTTGTCGAGGTTGGCATAGGACAAGCGAACCTCGCCGGTCAAACATCTCTGTGCATCGTTGTTATACATGACACATTTCCTTTCTTATTCGGTTTCAGTTGTATTTTCTTCGTCGTTATCATCGAAATAGGCATCGGTGATTTCGGCAAATTCGGGGTAGCGGTGCATGGCATCGAGGATGTCGGTCTGAGCGCGGCAGATGGCGGCGCTGACATCGGCAAGCATTGCCGCACGCCGGGCAGTGTACGGGCGCATCCGTTTCGGAGAAACCATACGCGGGACAGAGTTCAAAATGTCCACGAGTTCGGCGGATACCAAAACGACGCGGGCCGGGGCCGCGATGCTTTCAGGAATGTCCGGGTCATTGGCGATATTGCGGATTTCATCAACAATGCTGATGTCATCGTCCGCGTCCTCGGCATCCTTGCAGGGTGTAGCTGTTTTGGCTTCCCCGCACCCATCGCGGTTTTCGCAGTTCTTGCAGTCATCCTCGTCTTTGGCGAGGGATTCCAGCAGTTCTTTGATTTCGCCATCGGGTGCGCCGCCGACAGCGATAATGTTCACGCCCTCAACCTCGCCGTTGCGGATAGCCTCGCGCAGTTTCGGGTCGTGCTCAGCGGCCAGTTTCAAGAGCATTTGGGCCAGAGGGCTGTTTTTCTCAACTTTCATTTCTGTACCTCCTCAGAATTGAAAACCCATTGTAATTTGGGGTGACATTTCAGCATCTCGATAAAGAAGTCCAGCCGGGTTTTGCGGTCATAGCTGAATTTCAAAGTATCGTAGGTGCGCTTTTTAAGAGCTTTTTTGCTTGCAAGTTGCTTTTTAGCATCCCACAATTCGGTATTAGATAGCCGAGTGCCGACAGGATGCTTTTTAGTACGGATGACGGTTTGCAGATCTGACACCTCGGTAGAGATGTTCACATAGGCATTTGCCGCGTCCTTACGATCACGCTCGTACTTATCGCGCTGCCGCTCCCAATAGGTCAGTAGCTTTTTGGCCTTATCCTCGCACTTTTCATCCTTGACGAATTGGGAGAGGATGGCAGGCATCTTATTTTTGGGGCAGTCAACCAACAGCGGCAGATATAGCTCCATCTCAAACCAGCCATCGTCCCGATGGTGATAGCTGATTGTGATATGGTCGTAATCGTCGAACATTGGTTAAACCCCTCCAAAATCAGCGACAGCGCTGTTGTACGGTTCGCGCTTGTCAGATTCGTCAACTAACGTCGGCTTGCCCATCGGGCGGTCGATCTGGTCAGCCAACAGATCAGCAAACTTTTTCTTGCCGAGCCGCTTTTCCAGTTCGGACAGGGAAACAGGCTTGCGGTCATAGAGCATAGCCTCATCATACCCAGCCTTGATGAGCGTTTGGAACGCGGCATCGGTGTCATGGAACGCGCGGACGCTACGGCCTGCAACGACTTTCCAGCCGGGAATTTCGCCGCCGTCGAGAATTGTCTGCTGTGCATAGGCTTTCAGATCGTCATACCAGCTCACCAAAAACTGGCCGCGCGTCAGCAGTTGACCGATTTCTTCATCGGTCAGCGCTTTTTGCAGGCCCATCGCGCGGCGCGTGATGTTGTCTTTCGGTTCATCGGCGGGGACGCGACCCATAGGTACACACGCGGCGAAATCTTCCAGAGCCGTGTTGATATTGGCACGGGCGCGGCATTTTGCCTTACCCCGGCAAAATTTGCAGTGTTCGCCGGGAACAAATACGCCGGGGCCGTTGAACGCCTCCACGGCGAGAGGATGGATTTCAGTGCCCCACGCCAGCAGGTCATCCACGGTCATCTCATCCTCAGACGGGTCGGCGCTGATTCGGGGCTGGATAATGGTCATGCGCACCTTTTTGATGGTGTCACCGTACAAGGGCCGGTACTTTGCAAGGGCACCGAGGGCGTAAAGCCGCATCTGCGGATTGCCCACGGCATCCACACGGACACCCTTGCCGTGTTTATAGTCAAAAATGTTCAGCGTGTCATCGCCGATCATCACGCAATCACAAGTACCGAAACCCTCCGGCACAACATCGGAAAAGTCTACCGGCTGCTCCGTCATAATCGCCGGAGGATTGGTGTAGCCCAGCGCCTTTTCCATAATCCAGTCGCAGTAGACCTTGGCACAGGTCAGCATTTCGGGCTGATAGAGCTTGTTCCGCTGCAGGGGACGCAGCTCCTCAGCCATCGCATCCACATCGCCACGGGTCTTGACAAACAACTCGCAAATGCTGTGCGCCAGCGTACCCTCCCCGGCATAGACGCTCGTACTGGCCGGGAATTGCGCCTCAAACGTGGGCGACGCGGTACAGACCAGATAGCGGTGCGCATTGGATGCGCCGCACTTGGCATGAATTTCAGGGCTTGCCATTTGCTTTCTCCTTTTCTTGCTGTTGATAAAAGGCGTGAAGAATACTTTTCGCCGCGAGAATCCCGTCCATATACCCCTCGGCGCGTTTTCCGCTGTGTGGGTTGTTCTGGGCCTTGCGAGTTAGCAGCGCTTGCAGGGCATCATATTCCCACGCCGTCATCTTAGCACCCTTAAAACTTTGCGCCGAGGGCGGCGAGGTCAGCGGCCACATTGGGCAGATACTCTTTGGGAATCTGCGTGACGGCCTGAACGCCGTACTTTGCGAGGATGCCCTGCAGCTGCATAGCAAATGCGGGGTTGCTGTTCATCAGCGGCATGGCGGCGTTGATGATCTGCTCAAGGGTGATGTTGCTCTGCTGAGGCTGTGCCGGGGCGACAGGAGCGGGAGTGGGTGCAGCGGCGGGCTGAGGGATGAACTGCTGGGTCACAGGAGCGGCAGGCGGGGTCATCACGGGAGTAGCCGTTGCAACGGGCTGAGGCATCACAGGCGTGGCCATGGGGGCGGCAGGAGTAGGCTGCTGTGCAGGAGTGATGACGGGGGTCTGCACGGGCTGAGATGTCACGGCGGGCTGTTCAATGGATGTCGGGGCGGCGACAGGTTCAGACGGGGCAGGAGCAGAAGCCGCAGGTGCGTCCGGGGCAGTCTTGGCAGCGGCTTTCTTGCTGCGAGAGTTTTTTGCCGGGGCGGCGGGGGCATCAGTACCCTTGCTTTCGACGGCCTCGGCCAGATGGTTGATGGCGGCGCTCAGTTCAGGAGCGTCAACGGTCACTTTCAGTTCGATCATGGTTTGTTACCTCCAAAATTTATTTGACGTGGGCATCATTGCCCTTGTCGTAATTGAAAACGGGGAGAATCGTATCGTCGATGATAGCGGCGACAATCAGGAGCGCCCACGATGCGATAAGTAGTGCGGGACGGTCAGGCAGACCGAAAATGATGCGGAGAAGCGGGTCGATCATGGCGTAGTACATAGCGACCTCGATCACGAAGAAAAGTGAGATGCGGCCCGCAAGGTTGATAATCTTATACATGAGCGGCCTCCCGTTTTGCTTTCCATTCGTTGTACCGGGCGAGGTTGTCAGGATTCTCGTAGAACGCCTTGCAGGCTGTAAAAAGTGTGTCGCCCAGAACTCGCTTTTCTTTATCTGGAATCCTATCAAAGTCGATTGTGATGCTTTCCATGCTGAACCTCTCACTCCAGAGAGTGATAAATAATCACCCTTTTGCAAAAAAAATATCTTCTCGTTCCTGCGCGGACAGAGACAGCTCATCGGTCAGGACGCGAATCTCGCTTGCCTTGAACTCGCTAATGCCGTTCAGCTTGTTATAAAGCCCTTGCTCCGATATGCCGAGCTTTTTTGCAAGATCACGTTTTGAAATTTGTGAACGGGTAATTGCCATTTCAAGAAGTAAACCGTTGAACATTTTATCAAACCTCCTCTCTATTCGGGGCGTGATTATTTATCACTACACGCATCATAACACTGGAGTGATTATTTGTCAACAGCTTTTTTTAAAAAAGTAAAAAAAACTTGATTTTTAGTCACTTATGTAGTAAGATATTATATAAAGAAAACTTTATACATTACGCTATATGGAGGTTTTTATGGATTCCATAGGTGATAGAATTAGGTTGTGCAGGAAGCGTCTCGGCATTTCGCAGGCTGAACTTGCTGAAACAGTCGGATACGGAACGCGCTCAACCATTGCAAAAATTGAAGCGGGCAAAATTGACCCCTATCACAGTAAAATAGTTGCACTTGCCCATGCATTAAAAACCACGCCAGAGTATTTAATTGGGTGGACGACAGATGATTATAATTGGGACGATGACCCAGACAATCGGCTTGACGCTATTCCTGATGCGATTCTTAATGAATTGACGGAAAAACATCATGGTAACAGTCGCCTCGTGTGGGAGGATTGGCAGGCGATGGAGCGCGACGCGGCGCACGAGGCCGCAAAAGGCAAAGCCGTCCCTAAAGGGTTCATCCCGTTGCCCGATACAAAGGCCATTCCCGTGATTGGTAATATTGCCTGCGGCACTCCGATTCTGGCACAAGAAAACATAGAACGATATATAGGTGTATCTTCGCTATGGAAAGCCGATTTTGCTTTAGTATGCAAGGGTGATTCGATGTCCCCGACAATTCAAGACGGCGATTTGGTCTGTATCCGCTCTCAGCCCAATGTTGAAAACGGGCAGATAGCAGCGGTACTGATTGACGATGAAGCAACACTCAAACATTTTTATCGGCATGATGACACTGTGATTTTACAGCCAGAAAATCCACGGTTTACACCGATGACCTACACGAAAGAAGAAATAAACGATTTGCGCATCGAAGGTGTGGCTGTAGGCATCTGCCGTGGCCTGCCAGAATACAACACGGAATGTTAAATATAGGCGGAGGAATGCAAGATATGTTCACGATTATGGGTATAATTTTAATAGTGGGATTGTGCATGTGGGTTGGCATTTTGGCAGTCGAGTTTGCCTTTTTCTTTTCAATCGGCCTTGCGGTATGTTGCTTTTTTGCCCGTTCCAAGGCCGCAAAAGAAAAGCCGACACAAAGGGTGTGTCCGATGTGCGGCAACAGTAACATAAAATTCAAGTATGTAACACAAGGTTCTTCATCCGATAGATACACAACGGGGTTTTCTAATACGAATTTTGGCGCTCGAAACGCAAGGCGAATCGGCATTGGTTCTTCGTCAATAGAAAAGAAAATTCATCATAAAAACGTAGCATACTGTAGCGATTGCGGATTTAGCTTTGACTTTACAACGCAAAAAGATATCGATGACAAGTGTAAATCATTGTTAAATGGCGGAATAGGCTCTATTGTAGTTGCGGTTATTTTGGGGATTGCTATGTTTGCTATAAATGGATATCTGCATTGAAAACGAATAAAAGTGTTATGTGTTGATTAAAAGGTTAGGGGGTGACAGTTTGAGTTCAGTTGACAAAATCGCCGTTGTTTACGCGCGGTATTCGTCCCACGGTCAGACCGAGCAATCTATCGAGGGGCAGATCGCTGCAGCACAGAAATATGCAGAGCAACATGGCTACACGATTATCCATGTCTATGCTGATCGGGCAATGACCGGGCGCAACGATGACCGAGAAGAATTTCAAAGGATGCTGTCCGATACTGCAACGCACCAATTCGGGGTCATCCTGCTATGGAAGATTGACCGATTCGGGCGTAACCGTGAGGAGATAGCCTTTAACCGTTACCGCTGCAAAAAGAACGGGGTCAGAGTGGAGCGCGTCGCAGAGGACGTGCCAGACGGCCCGGAGGGCGTTATTCTGGATTCCGTGCTTGAGGGCATGGCAGAATACTACTCGCTCCAACTGGCGCAGAATGTGCGCCGGGGCCAGCGCGAGAGTGCCAAGAAATCCCAAACCGTGGGCGGCTGCAAGATTATCGGGTACAATGTCGATCCCGACACAAAACGATATGAGGTTGACCCCAAAACCGCTCCGTTTGTGACAGAGGTTTTCAAGCGGTACGCCAACGGTGAAACCATCTCGGAGATCGTTGCATGGCTCAACGCGCAGGGGGTCAGAACGACGCGCGGCGGCGAGTTCACCGTCAACAGCCTGCACCGCTTGCTGAAAAATGAGAAGTATACCGGCGTGTACATCTTCCACGACATCCGCAATGAGGGCGGTATGCCTGCACTGATTGACCGCGCCACATTCGACAAGGCGCAAGAAATGCTCAAGGTCAACCGCCGCGCCCCGGCACGGGTGTGGTCTAAGACTGAGTATCTGCTGACTGATAAGCTGTTCTGCGGCCATTGCGGCGCGATGATGGTAGGGGAGAGCGGTCACGGGCGCAACGGCACAAAGCACAACTACTATACCTGCTGGAATCGCAAAAAGAAAAAGCTGTGCGACAAAAAACCGGTGCGGCAAGATGTTATCGAGCCGTTGGTGCTGAGGTCAATCGGCAAACTGCTAGAAAATCCGGCTACACTGGAAAACATCGCCGATCAGGTATGGGCTGCCTATGAGCGTAGCGATACATCCGGCGATACCATCAAGGCACTAGATAAGCAGATAGCCGATGTGGATAGGGCGCTCTCCAATGTGATGAAAGCCATCGAAATGGGCATCATCAATGAGATGACGAAAGCCCGCATGGATGAACTGACAGACCAAAAACACGCCCTCAGCGCGGCCCGCGCTGAGGCGGGATTGGCTGGGGGCTTTAAGCTCACACGGGATATGATTCTATTTTTCCTGCAAGAGATAGCCGCGCTGGATATGGCAGACCGTGATAGCCAAAAGCGGCTGATTAAGACATTTGTCAACGCCATCTATTTGTACGACGATCACTTTGACATTGCATTTAATTATACCGATAAGGGTAAGGTGGTCGTGCAAATGCAAGAAATCAACGATGCTGCGTGTGGTGAAGTGTTCGGACGCTGTGCGCAAAGTCCTGCCAAAAGTCGCTTATCTCGTTTGAGGTAAGCGGCTTTTTGTTTTTTGCTGCGTCGTAGGGGCCGCATATATGCGGCCCGCGGGTTGGCGGGAGCGACCCGACCACGGCTGGCATTTGGAATGCTAAACAGGCGTTTACTTACGATGCGCCGAAAAAAGAGGATGTGGACTGATCCACATCCTCTAAAACAAAAACAAATCCGAAACAATGCTTCACAAAGAAGATTGAGTTCGGATTTGCACATTTGGTGGAGCTGACGGGAGTCGAACCCGTGTCCGAAAAGAAATCAGTTAGAGTATCTCCGGGCGCAGTGTGTTTATTAAATTTCCCTTGGTGCGGGCGAGCACACACGCACTACACCTTGGTAGCTTCATAAGTTCATGCCGGGCCGCAAAGCTTAAGCCCGTTCACGTTCAGTACCTTATCGACGCCCTGACCCCATGCGGTACTAACACGGGCAGGACGGCAGCGCCTAATTAGGCAGCTACGGCAACAGGATAATTGTTGTCAGTTAATTTAAGTTGGCGCTTTTATCGTGGGTCACCGCCACGGCCCGCTGCTCACGCCTCTCTCTCCCCGTCGAAACCATTACAGCCCCGTATATTCGGCAGGCAAGCCCGCCGGGAAAGTGAAGTAGAAACAACTTATCGCTGCGTTTTGAGTGCGCGGTCAATGTCGCGCTTGGCGTCGCGCGCCGCAGCAGACGCACGCTTGTCATACAGCTTTTTGCCCTTGCACAGGCCCAGCTCCAGCTTGACGCGCCCCTTTTTAAAGTAAAGAGAGAGCGGCACCAGCGTGTAGCCCTGCAGCTTGATCTGCTGCCCCAGACGGCGGATCTCCGCCTTGTGTGCCAGCAAACGCCGCGGACGGCGCGGGTCCTTGTTGAAGATGTTGCCCTGCTCATAGGGGCTGATATGGATGCCCTTAGCGATCAGCTCACCGTCATCAATGTCTGCCCAGGAATCCTTCAGGTTGACCCCTCCGGCGCGCAGGCTCTTAACCTCGGTGCCTACCAGCTCGATGCCTGTTTCCAGTGCCTCGATGACAAAGTATTCGTGGCGCACCTCACGGTTGACGGCAATCATTTTTTTCCCACACTTGTCCTCTGCCATGGGGCACACCTCCTTTGCTTTTGTGATAGGATATTAAGTATAGCGCACCTGCGCGGGAAAGTCAAGCATCCGCCGTCGGATTTATGCAGCACTTTGCGCGGAAAAATGCAAAAATTATATTTTTTGCAAAACCCTGTTGACATTCTCCTTCATATCCGCTATAATAATAAAGCTGATTCGAGACAGCTCGGTTGACCGGGTGTAGCGCAGTTTGGTAGCGCGCTTGAATGGGGTTCAAGAGGCCGTGAGTTCGACTCTCGCCACTCGGACCAAAGATGGCTGTCAAGGTCAGCAGGAGCGTCAAATCCGAAAGGATTTGGCGCTTTTTTGTTTTTACGGCTTCAAACGCGGCAGCGCCTGCTCCAAGCCGTTGGCGATGGAACGCTTGCGGCGTATGTCCAGATGGCCGTAGATGTTTGCGGTCATCTTGATGTCCGAGTGACCGAGCCACTCCTGCACGTCCTTCAGGCCGTAGCCCTCCGACAGCAGCATGCTGGCGCAGGTGTGTCTAAGCTCGTGGAAGCGACAAATGGATATTCACTCGTGGAAGCAAAAAATGACATATGGTATGATATTGCCAGTGGCTACGGTTTTTGCCGTAGCCTTTTCTATTGAAAGGGGTATTTTCATGACACGAAAAAGCAGGAAACATCAATATACAGAAGGACTGAAATCTTCTGCTCCTGTTGCAGTAGGATATATTCGACTTTCAGTTGCAAATAAAGAAGAATGCAGTTCTATAGAAAACCAGAAATTTATCATCGAATGCTGGGGCGAACAGCACCAAATTCCTATATCTCATTATTATATTGATAATGGTTTTAGCGGCAAACGGTTTGACCGTCCTGCGTTTCAAGAAATGATCGAAGACATCCTTGCGGGCAAAATCAACTGTGTCATTGTGAAGGATCTCTCTCGCTTGGGAAGAGACTACATTATCACCGGTTACTATATTGAAGTCATTTTTCCAATTAACAGAGTCCGATTTGTATCTGTAAACGATCAGCTTGATACGATTGATGGTATTACTAACCAAGAACGTCCTTACAGTTCCAGAATCCGCGTACCAATAACAAACGCATTTAATGAACAAGTATCTATTGAAATTAAAAAGAAAATGGAGGCGACTTTAGATATGAAAGCACAGCAGGGTATATTTATTGGACCAAGAGCCCCTTTTGGTTATCAAAAAGCAGAAGACAACCATGACCAACTTATACCTGACCCCAAAGCGGCTATTATTGTCCGAAAAATTTTTGAGTTAGCAGCTAATGGCATTGGCATAACCGCCATAGTTCGCTACTTAAATGAAAAAGAAATTCCAACACCAATTCAATATGCTAGAGCAAACGGTTTATCCGGAAATTATGATAACGGTAACGGAAACTGGAATAGTAGGTCAGTCAAATATATCCTGACCAATCGAACTTATACCGGTATGCTTGTACAAGGGAAAGAAAAGCGAGTTGTATCCGCAACACATGAAGCTCTGGTAGATACAAATACTTTTGATGCCATTCAAAAATCATTCCAGGAAAAAGCATTTAATATCGCCAAGCACGGGCAATCAACGGAGAATATTTTAAAGGGTAAAGTCATTTGTGGGTGCTGCGGAGGAAAAATGCAGCGTAAACATGGAACCAATCATGCTGATTGGTATTTTTTCACCTGTATTACCAAAAACCGTTTAGGTGTAGACAAATGTACCGGTATGTATGTACGGGAGGAAGATGTTTTGCGTGCTATCTACTATCAATTAAAATTGTATGTAAAGGAGCATTTCATTTCAGATTCGCAGTATAAGCAAGAACTGATGCGTCTTAATAACAAGATTGATCAATCCGACAGTCAATATCAAGAGGCTTTTAGAAATGCTGTTCGTCATTACGAAAGGTTTGTTGACGGAGAAATCAGCAAAGATGAATTTCGAGTAGTCCAAGATGCAGCGAACGAAAAGAAAGTAATTCGAAATGATATTATCACAAGCAAAACAGCTTATGAAAAACAGTACCAGGTGTTCCGCAAATTATTAAAGGCGAGTTACAAAGAAATCACTCTCAGCGAGATTATGGACTGTATTAATGAAATTATAATATATCCAAACAAAAACATTACCGTCAAATGGGCGATTGAATTCTAAATAATATTAAGTGATACTACGCTTACCTCTACTGAATTGCCATATTTGCGTATTATCTGATGAAATAAGCACCTTAACGGTTATAGAGATGTTGAAAAGATGTCGCGAATTATGTATAATATTCGTGACATCTTGCAGGAGGTGGTTCTTTGGATAGTGGATATATGAAACAAATACGTAAACGAATTCTGGCTGCAGAAGACGGAACTACCTTTGCCACTTCCGATTTCGCTGATATTGCTGATTCGGCGACTGTGCGACAAAGTTTGAACCGTCTTGTACAGGCAGGAATATTGCAGCGCGTTCTTAGAGGGATTTTTGTAAAGCCGAAATTTTGTAGCACTCTCAATGAGTTTGTAGAAGTAAATCCAGATGCTGTAGCAAAAACTTTAGCTCGAACTTATCACTGGACAATTACACCATATGGAAACGCTGCTCTATACTTGTCTTGATTTTATATTTACATTACCAAGTATCAAACGAGCAGTATGTGATTAATTAAAAAAATTAGAAATTAATGTGGAGGCAGAAGTATGGGTGAATTGCTAAATGGAATATTTGAATGTCTCGATATAAATAGCAGTACCGGTTTAGCTACAGAAGACAGTTTGCAGAGCATGACCTCCTTTCAAAGACTATTTTATACACAAGTTCATGAAAAGATAGGAATTGACGCTGTATATTTTCTTCGTGATGAGAACGGGATTGCTAAAATTCCGCTTATTTATTTTTCTGCTATCCAAAAATATGATGCAAAACAAGTTGCAGAGTTACATCGCCTTTCTTGGAATCTTGGAGAGGCTCCGCTGCTATTTGTGGTGACTCCAGATGAGATTTTGATTTATAACAACTACGAAACACCACGAGTCGTTGAGAACGGAAACCTTGATCCTAACGCAGGGATAATTGAAACATTAAACTTGACTAATGGATTGGCTTCACAGCGACTTGCACTAAAGAAGTATCATCGCTCATTAATTGAAAGCGGAGAATATTGGCGGCAAAGCATGACTAGATTCGATGTTCAAAGCCGAGTTGATTCCACATTAATGTCAAATTTGAGAATAATGCGCAGAACGCTGATCAATCAAATCAGTAAAAGATGTGATACAAGTAAAGAAACGATCACGGGCGTAGTTCACGCCTTGCTCAATCGGTCAATTTTTATTAAATATCTGGAAGAACGAAAAGATTCAAACGGAGAAACAGTATTTCCGCAAGATTTTTATTGCAATTTTATGAAGTCAGCGAAACAGTATACCGATGTTCTAAACAGTAAAGAGGCAACTTATAACTTATTCAGAACACTTAAGGAGAAGTTTAATGGTGATACACTGCAAGTCTCAGAAATTGAAGCAGAGATTATTACTCAAGATGATTTGAATGAGCTACGCACATTTATTCTAGGTGATAGCGAATTAGAGAGCAAACAGCTCACATTATGGCCACTTTACAGTTTTGACATTATCCCCATTCAGTTAATCAGCAGTATTTATGAGCTGTTTTTTCATTTGTCAGAAGAAGATGATGAAAAGGGAACATATTATACACCTCTCCATCTTGTCAACTTGGTCATGGATGAAGTATATCCGTGGGAAGGCGAATATAAAGATACATCCTTTTTTGATCCATCATGCGGTTCGGGTGTTTTCTTAGTTGAGGCATATAGAAGACTTGTTTGCAGATGGATGTCCCAAAATGATGTTCATACAATCAACTGTGATCAACTGAATCTTCTCTTGAAAAACAGTATTTTCGGTGTAGATATTAATGAAGAAGCTATTCGAGTTGCCTCGTTTAGCCTTAGCTTAGCTATGTGTGATTTCCTCGATCCACGAAGCATTTGGGATAAGCTCTCATTTCCGCGCCTACTAGATAACAACTTGATTTCAAGTGATTTTTTCGATGAGGATAAATCTTTTAATAACAGAAGATATGATGTCATTATTGGTAATCCACCCTGGCAGAGTAACATTACTGGAAAAACGAAAGAGTACTTGAAAAAAGCAAATCGCGTCATAGGTGACAAGCAAATTGCACAGGCATTTTCTATCAAGTGTTCAGAGTTGTGCAAGCAAAACGGAATTATTTGTCTCCTTATGCCTAGCAAAGGATTGCTTTTTAATAGATCAGATAAAAGCAGGGCATATAGGGCAAACCTGTTTTTCGATAACAATGTCCTAGCGATTATTAATCTATCAGTGTATAGAAAATTCTTATTTGATCACGCTAGTGGGCCTGCTGCTGCCATTATCTATACTCCTAAAAAGGAAGATATCAATCAGCCTATAGTTTATTGTACGCCAAAGCCAATTTACACAATTGAAGATATTAGGAAGTTTTCTATTGATCCTACCGATATATGTAGAATACCCCGTGACATCATTGATGACGATAGGATATGGAAAATTGCAATGTGGGGAGCACCTAGAGATCTTGAATTAATAGGAAAAATGCAAAGTACTTTTGCACCTATGGCATCATTTATTGAAGAAAATCACATGACAACTGCCGAGGGGTTCAAAAGAGGAAACAGGAAACACCAATGTTGTGACTTCAAAGGTCTTCCAATGGTGGAAGCCAAATCCTTTAAACCATACTATGTTTCATCCGATGAACTTCCGAGAGTTGATTTCGATGATTTTGAGTGCATTGTTAAAAACGCCAGAGAAATTTTTGTAGCCCCACACTTGATAATTAAACAGAGTCATAAAAATGGAACATTTCTTTCAGAGGTGCTAGATTATGATGCTGTGTTTAACCATAGTCTTTTAGGAATACATGGTAATATAAATAAGCTTAAATACTTGAGTGTGGTAATTGGCTCGAAAGTTTTCTCATACTATCATATTCTTACAAATAGGAAATGGCTTGTAGAAAGAGATGAGTTAGAAGCAGGAGATATCTGGCAAACACCTATCCCCAGCCCGAACGAGGCAGAAATTAATGAAGCATGCGAAATATTTGATGAATTGGTGATTTCACCAACGAAAAATGGAAAAGCCGAACAATTTGTACGCCATATGTATCGACTAAGAGAATATGAGAGTTATCAAATAGACGATGTAATTGACTATGTATATGACTATTTCAAAAACAAGCAGCGTTCAGTATCCTTTGAACGGCCGAACCCCAATGCTTACAAACTGTATTATGATTCCCTTAGTGAGGTATTGACGAATACATTTGGAGCAAGTACAGGGTTAACTGGAGATCTATATTTTGGCGATGCTCCATTGTCTGTGCTTGTTTTAAATATTGGACAACAAAACGATAGGGGGCTAAATTTTGCAAAAAGCGATGATAGGTTGAATGAAATCCTCATGAGCTTGGACGGTGCAGTGGTCGATAACCAGAAAATGATATTCATTAGGCGAAATCTCCGAATTTACCAGCCGAATAGGATATTTATCATTAAGCCGTCTCAACGTAAATATTGGACCTATTCCGCTGCTTGCAGGGATGCAGATGAGATATTCGAAGATATTTCTAGGGCGTGGAGGTGATACAATGAGCAGTATAAGAAATATAACAGCATCAACAGCGGTTCCAGATGATTTAGCAAAGCGTCTTGGACCTTCTGGAGTCAACGAAATATTATTGATTCTATGGCAGGGTTATCACGACATAATTGCTGATACAAACATTACCATCACTGAAAATACTGAAGAAGATGATATTACGCAAGAATGGTATGGGAAAATTTCGTTGCGATGGACCGCTGAAAATAGAGCGACTATCCTACGAATAAACAGCATTGGACCGGTACATCAATATCAAGATTCCACATTAAAGAAAGAGCGTGGATACAAGCCCACGATTGATTTTTGCTTTCGTGATTGGAATACTTCAAACAGTTATTTTGGTGCAGAATGCAAAAATCTATACAATCACAAGAAAGATAAAATCAAAAGATATGTCGAAACAGGAGTTAAAAACTATACCTCGGGACGGTATGGTTCACAGTCATCAGAATCCTCGATTATAGGGTATGTGTTAAGTGGTAAGATTCCCGAAATTGTAGCCGAACTTATTTCTGAAATTGCAAAAATTGCGCCAGTAAATAATTTGTCTCGGGAGTTACGCTATGTGGAACCGCAATATTCCTCACAACATATGAGGGATCTTGATAATCAAGAAATAACACTACATCACTTGTTTTTTGATTTTTCGCATTAAGATACATATGTAACATTTGAAGAATATGGTTTCTGCTTATCATGTGCTACTTGTACATCCAAGCAAAAAAGCAGGAATCTCAAGCTATCAAATTCATGTTGGTAGTTTGGGATTTCTGCTTTGGCAGCTAATTTATTTTTTGTCGTGAGCTTGACATACGGGTGACGCAGGTCGTGAAACCGGATATGGGGCAGGTCGTACTTCTTCAGCAGCTTGTGGAAGGTGTGGCTCACATAGTCGGGGGAGTAGGGGTGCCCGTCCTCCCAGGTGAACACATAGTCGTTGGCTATGTAGTCCTTGCCGAAGTGATTGCGGTAGTATTGCTCCTGCTGTAACAGGATTTTGAACAGCCGCACCGCATCGTCGGTCAGAGGAAAACTGCGGAAGCTGGATGCGTTCTTGGTCTTGTTTTTCTCCACGACCTTCGTGACCCGGGCCACGGTGTGCCGTATAGTCAGCGTCTGCATCGCAAAGTTGATGCTGTCCCATTTCAGGCCCAGCACCTCACTGCGGCGCAGGCCGTACAGCGCGGTGACGTAGATGATAGGGTAGAGGCGTTCGTTTTTGACGGCAGTCAACAGATCGCGCATTTGTGCTTCCGTGTAGAACGTGCCGGTAAACTGCGCTGCGTGCGGCATGACGACCAGATCGGCAGGGGTTGTCTGAATCAGACCGTCCCTCTGCGCCAATTTGAGCGTCTGATTGAGCACATTCTTGTGCTGACGCAAGCTAACCGCTGATAGGCCGCCGTGGCCGTCAGAGCGCCCGAATTTGGCCTTTACGTTGATGTAGGTCTGCAGCGTCTCACCGTCAACATCGCACAGCCGGATTTGCAGGTCATCGAAGTAGGGGAGGATGTGTGCCCGGGCCTGTACCTCGTAGCCTTGGTATGTGACCTCGTCCACGCGATGCCGGACATCCTCCAGCCAGCGGCGCACGGCGTCACTGAAAAGCATATCAGGCGGGGCAGCCTGTTCAGGCTTTTCGCCGAGCATGTCAAGCATGATCTGCCTGGCCTTGCCCTCGTTTCCTGTTACTGACAGACCTGTGGAGACCCAGGTCTGATTTTTTTTGCCATCTGTCGTATGCGTGAGCACAACATAGTATTTGTCGTTTTTTACGCGCAAGCTGGCTGTCATAAGAAGGGCCTCCCAAAGCGTTGTGGCATAAGACTGCACCTCCAAGATTCGACTGTCGGGACGGGGCGTTTTCCTCGTCCGCAAAACCAGTATACTACAATCGTTACGATTTCAAAAATGTACGAATGGAACCAATATGGCGGCACAGCAATGCCGTGAAAGCGAGCGCTTTCACGGCATAATCTGCTGCTATATTGGTTTTGCGTTTTTCTCCCCCTGCAAATTCCAGACAGGCAACCCTTCCCGGCGCTGTGCCCTGCAAGGCAGCCTTTGGGCTGGCCTTGCAGCATGTTCTCACGCCTTCTTGGCACGCTCCCCGGGATGACCCGGATCCTGGCGCTGCTTCCCCAAAAGCGGTACGGCAGAGGACGCTATTCAGTTGTGGTGAGGGGAAGTATATCTCCTCTCAATTACAATGGATAGCGTCGGAGTGTGGGAATGGGACGGAAAGAAAATAAAAATTTTACTTTTGAAGTGAGCACGAGGATGATGAATTCATCTTCCCGTCAATTTATGAGATTTCGCTTTGGACGAAATTTAAGCGAAAAATATAGTTGCTTTATTTCGCTGCAGGAGATATACTTATAATAAAGTACAGGAATGAGCAAAACGACCCGTTCTCATTTCTGGTTTTCAACTGCTCCACGGCAAATAAAAAGATGCACGAAAACATATGCAAAAGCGTATACCCCCTGGCAAACACACAGAGACGTACGTTAAAGTATAAAAACACCTTTTGAAGGATATTTAGCTGCCTCAACTAAACAGCAGTTCTGTCCTTGTGATGATAATATGAAGTCGCACCATGCAAAGGCAGTAAAAGATCTGCTGGACAGTTCTGGTGTTCGATACATTTACCTTCCACCGTATAGTCCTGACCTGAATCCCATTGAAAAGCTCTGGTTGAAGGTGAAGGCTTTCCTGCTTAAATTCAAGGTGAGGACTCTGGATACTCTTCCGAACGCAATCCAACATGCTTTTCAGACTGTTTCGCCTTCTGACTGCTCAGGGTGGTTCCGTTCCTGCGGCTATTCGCTTTATTTTTGAAAATCGCTATAAATTATATTACAGAAGTTGATTGCTTTCTATGTTTCTGAACGACAAATTAGTCTCACTGTTCTAATTTTCTGCGTGTTTATGCGTGCTTTTTTCACAGCTAATAGAGTATCATTGGGAGGTTCGCTATGGACTACTTATCTTGCGGGGATGTTGCCCAAAGGCTTGGAATCACAACTCGTAGAGTCCAGCAAATGTGCAAACAAGGAGATTTTCAGGGAGCTGAAAAAGATAGAGGATTGTGGAGAATTCCAGCAAATGCCATTCCTGAAGATTTAAGCGAGAAGAAAAAGCCTTTGCCAATAGGTGTTTCCGACTTTAAAGCCGCGACAACGAGTTATTACTATGTAGACAAAACCTTACTGATTCGTGACTTTCTTGATACGAAACCGATGGTGTCCTTGTTTACTCGTCCGCGACGTTTTGGTAAAACTATGAATATGGATATGCTTCGTGTCTTTTTTGAAAAAACAGCGGAAGATACGTCGATTTATTTTAGAGATAAACAGATATGGCAGTGTGGCGATTTTTACACGCAGCATCAAGGGCAATACCCAGTAATCTTTCTGACGTTCAAGGACGTGAAGTGCTTGACTTGGGAGGAAACTTATCAGAAAATACGAATATTGATTTCCTTGGAATTCATGCGGCACAGTGAGCTAGAAACAAGCCAAACATTGACTACCTATGAAAAAGAACAATATCACCGATTCGCCAGCGATAAGGTCACCGAAGTCGATTGCCAAATGGGTTTGCAGCTTTTGTCATTGCTTCTTCATAAGCACTTCGGTAAGGAATGTGTAATCATCATCGATGAGTATGATACACCAATTCAACAGGGCCATAATTATAATTTTTATTCAGAAATTGTGAACTTCATGCGCAACTTCTTTTCTGGTGGACTCAAAGATAATTCGCATTTGGCTTTTGGCTTTCTTACAGGAATTCTGAGGGTGGCTAAAGAAAGTATCTTTAGTGGTATGAATAATTTAAAAACAAATTCAATTCTTGATGAAAGTTACAGCGAATATTTTGGCTTTACTAAAGAAGAAGTTCAGGATATGCTGTGCTACTACGGAAAAGAAGAAAAATATCAGGAAATTTGTGATTGGTATGATGGATATAGATTTGGCAATACAGAAATTTTTAATCCATGGTCAGTAATTAACTACATTGCAGATAAATGCTTTCCAAAGGCGTTTTGGCAGTCTACAGGAAGCAATGAAATCATTGGCGAAATCATTGCATCAGCTACGCCAGAAACCACGGAAAACCTTTACAAATTACTCTGCGGTGAAAAAATCACAACCTATGTAGATACTAGTGTTATTTATCCAGAAATACAGAGTAATCCATATAGCATCTATAGTTTTCTGCTTGTTGCCGGATACTTGAAGGTCGCTGCGACCTATCCACAGAATGACGGAAATTTCATGTGTGATGTTGCAATTCCTAATAAAGAGATTATATTTGTCTATGAAAAAGAGGTTCTAAACCGTACAAACCAGAATAACACCTCAATTTCTATCAATCAAGCAATTTTTTCAAGAGACGCAAAAAAGCTCCAGTTTTTGCTGGAAGATTTTATGCTGAAGAGTATTTCTTCTATGGATGGAGCAAATGAGGGATTTTACCACGGGATGATGCTTGGATTATGTGCTATCCTTGGAAACCGGTATCGGATTCGTTCCAACCGTGAATCAGGGCTTGGACGCTTCGATATTCAGCTTATGCCTTTGGCAAACGATATTCCAGGATTTCTATTTGAATTTAAATATACAAAAGATGCGCGGGAAAATTTGGAATCATTAGCAGATAAAGCGCTCCAGCAAATTGATGACAAAAAATATGATACAGAACTGCGAAATGCCGGAGTTAAATCAATCATTAAAATCGGAATTGCTTTCCGGGGAAAAAATGCTGTAGTAAAACAAGGCTGAAAAGTATCAGAGGGATATCCCTATGTATTTGTAATTCTACTCTTGCTGTATAAGTATAAAAATAAGCAGATAGTATCCGAAAAGGAAAATGCGAAATGTACAGACCTGAAAACTTATCAATAGACGGAACGAGATTTTTGGGAAGATGGAATGGTATAATTCCGGTTTATGATGTGCTTACAATGCAGGGGCTAAACGCAATTGTTGGATGCGTAAAACATAACAATGCTGCGTATGGAACAGTTCTGTACAGAGGGCAAACGGAACTACATCCAAAATTGATACCGAGTATTCTGCATGGAAATCCTGATAAAGTAGAGAGAAAAAAACGTGAAAAATCGGTTAATTTCTATGTTGATAAAATTCTGAACGATGCCCTAATGCAAGGAACACTTCACTTTGGTGAAGATCTTGCGGAACGCACTAATTATAAGAAAATTGTGGTTGAAGCAATCCATCAAGTATGCGCCGCTGTCCATGATCGAGACTTTGTATGAACAGGCCAGCCAGCAGACCGCAGAAGCCGCAGCCGCCCTGCTGCCGGATGCTCAGGAACAGGCGCTGGACGAATATCCCATGCCGGACCCGGTTCTGACCCAGGACGATCTGGAGAAATGCGGCTGCCTGGACAGCGATCTTTTGCCCCTCTCCTAAGAGCGGGCCTATGAGCTGATAGAGCGTGACCTGACCGTTTATATCATCCAGGAGGGCGAAAATCCGGTGATGGCTTTTGACACCGCCGACCTGGACGCCCATAACGGTATCTTCGCCCTGCCCCGTGAGGAATGGGAGGAAACCCCGGAGTTTGATAAGCTGGTCAAGGACCGCATGGCCCACCAGGAGGAACGGGAGCAGGCGTTTCTCTCCCACAAGGGGGACTGCTTCGCTATTTATCAGGTGAAGCACACCGACGAGCTGCGGGACATCCGCTATGAGGGCCTGGAATGGCTCCAGTCCATCGGGCAGACGGTGCAGCGGGACAACTATGAGTTGGTCTACACCGCTCCGCTGCTGCCCTCCGATCTGAAAGGCGATACCGCCGAACAGCTCTTTTACCGCTTCAACAATGAACATCCCGCCGATTACCGCCATCCGTCCATGAGCGTAAGCGACACCGTTGCCATTAAGCGGGATGGCAAGGTATCCTGTCATTACTGCGACAGCTTCGGCTTTGAGCAGGTTCCCGGATTCCTGCCGGACAATCCGCTGAAAAATGCGGAAATGGTCGTGGAGGATGACTACGGCATGATCGACGGCATCATCAACAACGGCCCCAAGGAGCCGACGGTAGCCCAGCTGGAACAGCAGGCCCGCAGTGGCCAGCCGATTTCCCTCATGGATTTGGCTGCCGCCGCCCACCGGGAGGACCGGGAAAAGAAAAAGTCCGTCATGGAGCAGTTGAAAAGCCAGCCTAGGACGGAACACAAAAAGACAGCGCCCAAAAAGAGCGCGGAAAGGGAGATTTGATATGGGAAACTTCACTTTTGAGGAAACGAACCTGCTTTGTATCTACAACACCGGCAGCCGCACCGGGCTGATCGACGCTCTGACGAAGATGCGCGGTGAGCTTTCGCCGGAGGAAACCGAGCTGCGGGAACTGACGGACAGCGCCCTGGGCAAGCTCCAGGCTATGAGCGACGCCGAGTTTGCCGAGCTGGAGCGGTTCCCGGATTTTGATGTGTAACAGCTTTTCATAAATTTACAATTCATTTATTCCTCAAAGTAAGGAAGTGTAGTATAATAAAAACAAATCTTGCTAATGTATTTGTCAAGAGTTTTTTATAGATTTTTCGATTTTCTTTTGGAAAAAGGGCGCATTAAATTGAACCCACAGCAGTTGTGGATTTTTGAAAAAACTATATAATAGAGTCAGTGGTTACTGTTGCTTGAGCGTTTCCATCGCTCTCGCGTAGTAGATGCGGAGAAACTTGTTGACGCCGGCCATTTTAGCTACGTTATACGGTTTCCCTTCCTGTTCCTTTTTGAGCAGAAAAAGGTAGACAGGGTCATTTTGAGGTCGTGTAAGTTTGAGTGCCTGCATAACCTCAAAGCAATACTTTCTGAGAGCCGCATTCCCACGTTTTGATATGTGGCGATTGTGGCTCTCAAATGTTCCAGACTGATATGGAGGCGCATCGTTACCAGCATAAGCGTTGAGTGCTTTTCCGCTGTGAAAGCGGCGGATATCTCCAATTTCAGCAAGGATAAGAGGATCGAGTCGATCCCCAACACCGGCCATAGAGCGCAGAACGGCGTATTCGGGCAACGTTTCAGCTAATGTTTGCATTTTTGGAATAATTGAATCAGCGGCCTTTTGGGATTCACAGACAAGTTCAAGGCATTGATCTTGAGCCGCAAGAGTGTATTCGTTTTCTCCTCTTGTTGTGATATTGCGTAATGCAGCTTCGTAAATTGCCAACCCATGTGTTTTGGTTTGGCGATTTCGAGATTTTCTTGCAATTTTTTCAAAGGCGTCAAGGAAACGACTTTTTCCCATTTTCTTTATACGATCGTAGGATTTAAAACGATTGATAAAGAGAACGGAAAGACTGGTTTCTGGCGTTCTGGTCGTTAGTGGCAGAATGTTGGTTATGCCAGGCATCGTTTCATCCAATAGATTAAGTAGAAATACTTTGTTGGTTTTAAGGGTAAGCATTCGCTGATTATACTGTCGTGCCAAAAATTTTAAATCTTCGTATTTCTGCTCCATAGATGTGTATGGAACCAGAGAATAACTCTTTTCCAATGCATATCTGGCAATCCGCACTGCATCTTTCTTGTCCGTTTTGGCCTTGCGAAGATCCATGTCTCCGAATTTCTTGATTTGATAGGCATTAACCATACAAACAGGGAGCCCGGCTTCCCGAAACGCTTTCAGAACAGGATAATGGTAATGCCCGGTATTTTCCATTAAGATGGTAGCAGATTGATTGCTATTCAAAATATACTTGATGAAAGCGTTTGGTTCGGGCTGCGTATGGTGGAATTCAAAAGGACTTGTGTGCATTGATCCATCTTGGTTTAAGATGGCTGCTACACTTTTTGACTTGGAAATATCGATTCCTACTGCGAGCATTGACATTCCTTCTTTCGTTTCGATTTATGGCTATCCAGCTTTTCCAAAGTACGCACATATTCAATCGTGAAACGGGAGCTATGTCCCAACTTGCTGAATCGAGCACAAAACAATGGAGGCTGGCTGACACATTTGTCTGCGGGCGTGGTGTCCCAATCGGAAATTTCGTCAGACCATACCTCCATTTTAAAGGAAAAGAGCAAGGCCGGATAGACCTTACTCTTACATTATGAATTGGAATTTGTGGCGATATATTTATGAAAATGTGTGAAAATATTGAGATCGTTAAACAAGCATTTTCAATCTTAGAAAATGATTATGCCTTTCAAAAAAGCACGATGTGTTTGCAAAATTCCTTTTTTAAGGGAGTCCCTGATAAGGATTACGCTAAAATAGACTATAAACTAAAGGCAATCCGGCAGGATTTTGCAAAGATTTTGGTCATAATGAACTGTATTGATAGAACATATTCGGCATATCAATCGAATGAATATGTCCCGTCATATACTTCCCTTATGAATAATCAGGCAACAAATGAATTGGGATGTTTTATTGAATATTTGTTCGCAAAATATCGCGTGATACTAGAATATATTGAGCAGATATTAGAAATATGTATTCCACCTAGATTGAATGATACTCAAAAGAAAGAATACGATGCGTTAAGGAAGACCCATACTAAGTATAAGTTTTTGTTAAGGTATATTGCTGAAAGCATTGGAAAGACAAGCAGCGTTTTGAATATGGAATGGTTTCAAAATATAAGGATAGAAAGAGATTTTATAATTCATGATGGTGCTACTTGTCTCGTTTTTGGTGATAAAGAAAATCTGTTATTTAAAGTTATGACGACAGATGCGTTAGATAAAGAAGAAAGCAAACCAGATATATTTTTTTCAAACGAAAAAGGACTAATATATTATGTTCGTTATTGGGGCTTACAAATTTCTAAGTTAATTGTTTTTGCCGAAACTGTTTTTGAATTTTTAATAAGCATCAGTAATATATCTGATGATACAAAATACTTGTTGAATTTGCCCTATTTGCATGGCAGAAATAAAATTGTAGATAGCGATGGAAGGGCACACGATGATATACAAGATGTTTTAGTGAAAATGCTAAAAATATTGATTGACGATATTAATATGGAAGAGCTGTCCTAGACTAACAAATCCAAGTTTGTAGAAATCATTAACAATTAAATAACTGTTACTCTCACGGCAATACCACTGAGCAGGAAATCCCGAAACGGACTTCCTGCTTTTCTTTTACCCAAAACCGAAAGGAGGACAACAACCATGCCATCCAAAGCTGAATTTTACCGACAGATGGCCGAACATGTATCGACCCGGCTTGTGGGCAGCTGGAAGGAATGGACGGCCTTTCTCACTACTGCCGCCCGCCTCTACAAATATCCGTTCCATGAGCAGATGATGATTTATGCCCAGCGCCCGGATGCTACCGCCTGCGCCGAGTACGACCTATGGAATGAGAAAATGGGCCGGTATGTGCGTCGTGGCACCAAGGGTATTGCGCTGGTAGATGATTCCAGTGACAAACCCCGTCTGCGCTATGTGTTTGATATTTCCGACACCGGCACCCGCGAACACTCCCGCACTCCCTGGCTGTGGCAGCTGGAGGAACAGCACATCGGGCCTGTGTCGGCCATGCTGGAGCGCAACTACGGCGTTGCCGGTGATGATCTCGCCCAGCAGCTCACTGATGTGGCCGGAAAGCTGGCGAGTGAGTATTGGGACGAACATCAGCAGGACTTCCGCTATATCGTTGACGATTCGTTCCTGGAGGAGTACGATGATCTCAACATCGACGTCCAATTTAAGTCCGCCGCCACCGTCAGCATATCTCTGGCAGACGGTGGAGAACAAGCAAAAATTTATCAGCCAGATTATGACTTCCAAATCGCCGGTGAGAAGCTGCGACGATGTGGACGAAATGGCGCTGTCCTTTGCCGAGATCAAGGCCCTGTGTGCCGGAGACCCCCGTATCAAGGAGCGCATGGACCTGGATGTGGAGGTCTCCAAGCTGAAGCTGATGAAAGCCGACCACCAGAGCAAGCAGTACCGTCTGGAGGACCAGCTGCTCAAATACTTCCCGGAGGAAATCGAAAAGCACAAAGGCTTTATCCAGGGCTTTGAAGCGGACCTGGAGACCCTGGCTGCCCATCCACACCCGGAGGATGGCTTTGCCGGTGTGGAAATCCGAGGCGATACCCTGACGGACAAGGAGAACGATGGCGCAGCCCTGCTGGATGCCTGCAAGGAGGTCAAAGGCTCCGAGCCTGTGCAGATCGGCAGTTACCGTGGCTTGCCATGTCCGTGGAGTTTTCGGCATGGAAACAGGAATATACGCTCCTGCTGAAAGGCCAGATGACCCACCGGGCAAGCCTCGGCACGGACCCACGCGGCAACCTGACCCGTATCGACAATGCACTCGCGCAGATGTCCCAGAGCCTGGAGGCGACCAAGGCCCAGCTGGACAATCTGTATCAGCAGCAGGCCGCCGTCAAGGAGGAAGTGGGCAAGCCTTTCCCTTATGAGGATGATCTACGGGTAAAGTTCGCCCGTCTGGTGGAGCTGGACACGCTTCTGAACCTGGATGGCAGGGACCGCTCCCAGCTGGAGTCCGTGATCGCCAAAAGCGCACGGCCCTCGGTGCTGGACAGCTTGAAGCGCCAGGTGCCGCCCCGAAGCCCCGAAAAGATACCGAAACAGCATGAGGAGGTGCGATAACATGAATACAAACGATCTGAATACGGCTCTCTATGAGAAGATGGCCGCCGAGCAAGACAAATACCGGGACTGGCTGAAAAGCCAGCCTCCGGCAGAGGTCCTGAACCACGCCTACGAATACACCGTCCGGGAGGACATCGTGATGGCGATGGAGGAACTGGAGCTGACCGACGCCCAGGCTCAGGCCCTGCTGGATTCGCCCACGCCGCTGGCCGATGTGTACCGCCATTTTGAGAAGCTGGAGACCGGCTACATGGATGTGATCCGGGACAGCATTGAGAACCGGGCCGATGACGCTTGCAAGGCTCAGGAGGAGCTGCGGAATGCTGCCATCTATCCTCACTCTGCTTCCTATGCGAAAGAGCATGGGGAGCTAGAGCAGTACCGTGCCTCCAACCGGGCAAATCTCCAATGCAAGGAAGCCATTGAAGCGGCGGTGCAGGAACACTTCGACGGAATGTATCTCAGTCACGATGCCGCCAAGGGCGTGATCGAAACCTACGGCATGGACCGGGTCATGCTGGTTCTTGCTAACACCGTCCAGCTCCAGGACTCGGACGCGCGCTACTCGCCCCGCAATAAGGAATGGGCCAAGACCATCCCCAACTATAACTCCGATACCGTCCGGGTTGGCTATGCGGTAAACAGCCACCCCGCCGTACTGAATGGCTTTATTGATCTGGTGCGCGAGGAGCATCTGCGCCGCCAGCCCTTGACGGCAGAGGACATCCAGGCAGAGGCAGAACGGATTTTGCGGGAGCTGCGCGCACCGGATATGCCGACCAGCCCCCACGGGACCCATTACATGGCCCGCGTTTCCCCGGAGTTTTTGAACCGTGCCGGGAGCAAAGACCATGACCGGCTGATGAACCTCCTGCCGTTTCGCAGTCTGGCGTTTACCAGCATGAAAGGGCTGCCCGGAACCTATACCACCATCCTGGTCAGCGAGGATCGCTCCAAGGAGCTGCGCCAGCCCCGGCCCTCTGTCCGGGAGCATTTGAAGCAGAAACCGAAACAGGCAGCCCCGAAAGCTCCGGCCCATAAGAAACGGGAACCGGAGCGGTGAGCGCCCCGAAGCGCAAGCGGGAGGTCCAGGTGAATTTCCGGGTCTCCCCGGAGGAACTGGCGCTGATCGAGAAAAAAATGTCCCAACTTGGGACCAATAATCGGGAAGCCTATCTGCGGAAGATGGCCCTGGACGGTCATGTAGTGCAGCTGGACTTGCCGGAGCTGAAGGAGCTGGTATCCCTGCTGCGCCGGAGCAGCAACAATCTGAACCAGCTCACCCGCGGGGTGCATGAGACCGGGCGTGTCTACGACGCTGACCTGGAGGATATAGCCCAGCGGCAGGAACAGTTATGGGAGGGCGTGAAGGAAATCCTGACCCAGCTCTCCAATCTTTCGTGACAGGGGCATATACCCCATCTGCGGAGGGAGGAACGGCGTTTTTTTCGCCGCGCCTCCCTCCGCTTTTTCTTTTTGCCTGTATCCTTGCCTTTTGACAGGGCTTGCCGGATAATAAAGGCAGATAGCAAAGTGTTCTCACATCTCACAAAGGAGTTGAGATACCGATGTTGACCTTTGAAAAGGTTTTAGAGATTTTCGAGGACTATCTGGCGCAGGATATGGAGCTGGAAGTCTACAAGAGCCGGTACGGATATGTCTGCGTGTCCTTCAACGGCTCACCCCCGGACCCGCCCTATTGCGAGGGTGATGTGTGCCGGACCCCGGAGGAACTGTTTGCCCATCTTCTGGTTGAGTATGAATCCTTTGCTTCCATTCAGCTGACAAAGGGACGCCGGGAAGAAAACGAGGACGACGAGGAACAGGTCCGCCGTCTGTGCCAGAAGTATTTTGATCGTCGAGAGGAGGCCATGAAATGACCGCATTGAAGCTGATTTTGAAGATTGTGATTGCGCCGGTGATTCTGCGGCTCACCCTGGCTATCTGGATTTGCGTGGGGCTGGTCTATGTGTCCGGCTTGGTGCTGGGGCTTCTCAGTACGGTGATCGCCCTGCTGGGCGTCGCCGTCCTGGTGACATACTCCCCGCAGAACGGCCTTATTCTGCTGGTGATCGCGTTTCTCATAAGCCCCTTTGGGCTGCCGAAGTTGGCCTTTTGGCTGCTGGGCAAGGTGCAGGATCTTCGGTATTTTCTGCAAGATACAATTTATGGATAGAATGAACGCTCTATTTGATAAGGGATTAAAAGATCCCATCAGATGGAGCGTTTTTTCTTTCCAAAAACTTTAAGGCAATACCGCACAGAAAAGATGCGGAAAAAAGGCAAGTGTGGTAAAATATAGGCATGGATAAGCAAGTAAGTCTGTCTGGCCTGAGTGATGAATTGGCGCAGGTACGGACAAAGAAAAAAGGATTTCTATCGCAGATAGAACGCATCGTCCCGTGGGGAGAGTGGCTCACACTCATCAGGCCGTGCTACTACAAGGGGGAACGCGGCAATAAGCCCTACGATTTGGAGCGGATGCTGAGGATCTATCTGCTGCAAAACCTGTATGATCTGGCGGACGAAGCAACAGTGGCTGAGATCATAGACAGCCGAGCCTTTTCGGAGTTCTGCGGAGTGGACTCCAGCAACCAGGTGCCGGACGGAGATACACTGGGGCGTTTTCGGAATCTGCTGATACGCAATGGGCTGCAGGAGAAGCTGTTCCGCCAGGCAGTGGAGCTTTTGCAGCGAAGAGGACTTATCCTCAAAAAAGGGACCATTGTGGACTCCACGATCATTGCAGCGCCATCGTCCACAAAAAATCAGGGAAAGCAGCGGGACCCGGACGCGCATCAGATGAAGAAGGGAAACACATGGCACTTCGGCTACAAGGCGCACGTTGGAGTGGACAAGGATACCGGTCTGGTCCACACCGTTGAGGTGACTGGGGCCAATACCTATGATGTCGTTATGACCTCCAAGCTGCTGACCGGTGACGAAGAAAGCGTCTATGGAGACAGCGGGTATCTTGGTGCGGACAAACGGGAGGATAGCATCCGAAGGAATCGCCAGGGAAGGCGCATCCGCTACAGGATTAACCGCCGCCCTTCTCAAATCAGGAAGAAACCAACCAGGGCACAGGGCCAGCTCAAGCGCACAGAGCACGAAAAGTCATCTATTCGCGCTAAAGTGGAACACGTATTTGCGGTCGTCAAGGGTCGGTTCCAATACCGAAAGACACGGTACCGGGGCCTGCGGAAGCAGACCGCTAAATTGAATATGCTGTTCGCTTTGGCGAACCTGATCTTAGCTGCCAGGCCCTGCCTGGCAGCCTGAGCTGATGCGCCCTGCCAGGCGAACTGAGGGGATAATACTGGCTGCCATACAGACGAGCTTACTATGGCTCTCCCTATACGCTATTTGTGCGGTGTTGCCTTAATTAGTTTGCTGGTTTCAACACTACATGTTGAAGATGAACCCAAAAAAGAATATACTATAAAGTGGAAAATAGTATTTGTTTTAGATAATAATTGGCTTTCTGTCAATTAGTGATGACTTGCTACATAGTACATAAAAATGAATTGTGGGTTCACTAGGAGGAAATATGTATTTAAAAAAATTATCCATAGAACATTTCCGAAAGTTCGGAGATGCAAATAATACCATCCAGTTTGCTGCCTCAAAAGATTATAAGGCAGAAAAATATCTTAATATAGCGCCAAAAACGACCTTGATTGTAGGAAAAAACAATAGTGGAAAAACTACTATTGTTGAAGTTTTGCGAAGGCTTTTAGAGCAGACAGACTTTCGGGCAACGGATTTTAATTTTGATTATTTGCAAACCTTGCTCATCAGCTATACGCCGCGCAGGTTAAAAAATGGGAAAATTAAATTCCCGACGATGAAATTTGTTCTAACAATTGGAATAGATAATGACGATCCTGATTTATTAACCAATATTGCACCATTTATAACACTAGGTGAAGTAAAGAATTCTGAGGTGATTATTAAAGCTGTTTGGTCACCTGCCGATGAAGAATTGTTTTTAAAGAAATTATCACAATTTGTAGAGAGTAAAAGGCACTATAAAAATCAATTTTTCAGCTATTTTTTATCCTTCATCGACACTTGCAAATTTGCTCTTACATATTACAACAACAATGATGAAAAACGGGAGGGCTTTCATCTAAAACAACTTATCGAACTCCAGGCTATTGCTGCAAATACAGTTACAAACGGAGATTGCCTATCTTCTGCATTCTCAAAAATTGTAGATTACCGCTATGAACATATTAAAGATGAAAATCCCTTTAGCGAGTTAGATAAGGAAATAGTTACGATTAATGAAAAGCTGACAGGTTATTTCGATAAAGAACACACTTCGTATGTCAACAATTCTTTGGCGAAATTAATCTCGTCAGAGAAATGTAAAATTTTGCTTAGCTCAGATCTAACATTTCAGAAATTACTTAAATCTGTATTAAAGTACCAATATGTTGAGGGGGATAAAAATATCCCAGAGAATCAATTTGGCTTAGGTTATACAAACTTGATGATGATTGTGGCAAATATTATCGGTTATATGGAAAAGTTTCCAGAAACATCGTTTAATAGTCAGATTAACCTAATCACAATTGAAGAGCCTGAAACATTCATGCACCCACAAATGCAGGAATTATTTATTCGAGATGTCAATGTAATGATAGGTGCCTTACTCGAGGACCATAATAAGCACGTTAATAGCCAGATAATAATAACCACACATTCAGCACATATTCTTAACAGCAAGATTCACGAAGGGAATAGTTTTAATAGTATCAATTATGTTACCGAAAACAACAATTGTACCTGTGCTATCATTTTGGATGATCAAACCATCATACCCAAAAAAGAAAATGAAGCCGAAGAAGATGAAAAAAAGCGTCTTGCTCAACTCCAATATATAAAAAAACATATTACTTTTGGAATATCTCAGCTATTTTTTGCAGATGCTGCCATCTTTGTGGAGGGGATTTCTGAGTATGTATTGTTGCAACAATACATGTCTGAACACGATTTGCTAAAGCAGAAATATGTAACTCTCAATTTGGTAAACGGAGCTTTTGCGCAAGTATATCGTCCTCTTATTTCGGCACTTCATATCCCTGTTTTGATTATTACTGACATCGATTTTAAACGGGAAAAACAAGAGCGAAAAGATAGGATTCAAATGACAGAAGCAGCTTTGTCTAATCGTGAAACCACTAATACTGCACTTGCTGAATATTATGGCACAAAGATTGCTAGTCAAATTGTTAAAAGCAACTATTTCCAAGAAAGAAATCTTATGGTTACCTGCCAGAAGGCAGAAATTCAAGGTTACTATGCCACAAGCTTTGAAGAAGCACTGATATTAACTAATTCGAATAATGAGGTTATCAAACAAGTAATAAAAGAATTAAAGCCTCAGGTCTATCAAGAATGTATGGAAGATGGTGGTCTAGCCGAACATTCTTATCGCATTCAGAGATCATTGGCTCAGGATAAGAGCGACTTTGCAAATAGGCTGGTCTATGATATTATCATTGGTACAAATGATGCAAAAGAAATCAAACTGCCACAATATATTATAGATGGAATTGATTTTGTTGTTCGTAGATTGGAGGCAATTTAAATGATAGATTATAAAAAGCTGAAAATCTCCGATACAAATAGGATAAAAGAGCAGCAGATAATAGATCGAATTGGTCAATGTATTGATGATGGATTTAGTTGGATATTTAATGCAGGTGCGGGCTCTGGTAAGACTTATGCTTTAGTGCAATCCTTAAAAATGTTGTTGGATAAAAAAGGACCGCAGTTTTATATCCATGGGCAAAAAGTTTTATGTATAACATACACCAATGCTGCTGCAGATGAAATTAAAGAGCGACTTGGCAACACACCTCTAGTTCTAGTTTCTACCATTCATGAGCGAATGTGGGAAATTATTGGCCCATACAAGGATCAGCTTATGAAGCTACATCGCACAAAGCTTCGAGAAGCTATTATAGAAAAGAAAGAACAATTGCAAGAACAGTCATGGGCGCAAGCGTACCGGAATCTTTCGGAGCAACAAAAGAATGAGCTGTTGGAAAAAATAAATTCGGAGCATGTACGTGATGTTTTTTTTCAAGTCTGCAATTCTAAAGCTCAGACTGTTAGAGCTGCATTTCCTGAAATTGCAGAAGAATTCCCAGGCTTGATGAAAAACATTGGAAATTTTACAAAGATTATTCGTTGTTTGTATTCGATTAATAGTTTAGCCAAAGCGCTTGACAAAACGAAGCGAAAGACTTGCCCCAAAGTCAAATACGATCCTCGCCTAAACACCGATAGACTATCGAAAATGTTGATTAGTCATGATACCCTTTTAGAATATTCATATTTGCTTATTAGCAGAAACGAACGATTAAAGCAAATTATTTGTGATAAGTATCCCGCTGTATTTGTGGACGAGTTTCAGGATACTAATCCTATGGTTGTAAAAACGATTTCTTCCATACACCACCACGCATTAAAAATTGGTCATTCATTCTTAGTGGGGTATTATGGAGATATACGGCAAAATATTTATGATCGTGGTGTTGGTGCAAAAATATTTCAATTACATAAAGGGCTCACGCCCATACAAAAAGAGTTTAATCGGCGCAGTTCCCCTAAAATTATCGGTGTAGCAAATTTAATACGTAATGATGGGTTGATACAACAATCAATATACGAGAAATTTCCAACAAGTGAGGTTCTTTGTGAAGTTTGCCCTGCAACTGCACGAGATGAAATTGTTGAGAAGTTATGTGATCGATGGAAGATTAGTATCGATAATCCTCTCCATTGCTTTGAGTTGACAAATGAACTGGTTGCTAAAAAAAGTGGATTTGAGGATATATATGATTTTTTTAAAAATTGTAGATATTACAAAAGGGGACGTAATTATGAACTCCTCCGCGATCACCTTTTAGCGCAAGATGAAACTAAATTGGGTGATGTACAGAAGCTTTTGTTCCGATTGCTGGATTTTAAGAAAAAAGTGCAAAATGATAAGACTTCCATCAACAATTTATTGCAAATAAGTAGAGTACATCCTGATACGAAAAGCAAATTTAATATCATAAATATTCGTGCCCTAGTAGACAAACTGCATTCTCTTTCCGGTGAAACATTAGCATCATATCTTGAAAAACTGTTTGAGTTTTATCAATTGGGAGATGATTTATATGATGAATGTATAAGATATACTATTGCAGAGGAAATAGATTCCTTGGTAAGTTTGAAACAATACATGCTGGAATGTCTTTTTGTAAATGCGGACGATGCAGTATTAACTGATTTGGAATTGCAAGACAGCAGTACCAGCATTGATAACTTTCTGAATATAAAAATGGATATCTTTGAGTGCTGGTATGATTTTATAAATAGAACTGATAAAAAAAGTGACATTATATATCATACATTCCACAGTACTAAAGGATTGGAGTCCTGCAAATAAAAGTCAATAGGTTTTGCAGAAAAAGTCCAAAAAAATACTCGGCAGATAGCCGAGTGAAAATGCGTACAGCAAACAGGACTCCCTCAAAAATCGGAGGCAG